TAGTGTTGGTACACAAGGAACAGTTGGATCTCAAGGTACACAAGGCACAACTGGCACACAAGGCACAGTAGGTGCACAGGGTACAACTGGAGCACAAGGTACAACTGGTTCACAAGGTACAACTGGTGCACAGGGTACAACTGGTGCACAGGGCACAACTGGTGCTACAGGTTCACAAGGTGCTACAGGTTCTCAAGGTTCTACAGGTTCTCAAGGTACAACTGGTTCTCAAGGTACAACTGGCGCACAAGGAGTACAAGGAAGACAGGGAACAACAGGTTCACAAGGAATACAAGGACCTACTGGTAATTTTGGTGGTGAAACATACGATTATAACTATAGTACAACCACTACAGCATCAGACCCTGGAAGCGGGTATATAAGATTTAATAATACATTAACAACAGCTACACAGCTTTATATAGATGATATAGATGCAAATAATGCAAATGTTTCTGCAGCATTAGAAACAATTGACGATTCAACTTCTACTATAAAAGGAACATTTAGATTATCTGATCATAATAATACAGATAATTATGTTTTTTATCAAATAGTTGGAACACATACTGATAATGGAACATGGTATACAGTTCCAGTAGCATATGTTTCTGGTACAGTTTCAAGTTTTTCAAATAACACATTATGTGCAATGACCTTAGCTCGTGTTGGTGATAAAGGTGATACAGGTGCACAAGGATCAACTGGATCTCAAGGTACAACAGGAATTCAAGGAACAACTGGACCACAAGGAACAACTGGCTCTCAAGGTGCAACTGGCTCACAGGGAACAACAGGCTCACAGGGTTCAACTGGCTCTCAAGGTACAACTGGTTCACAAGGAACAACTGGCTCTCAGGGCACAACTGGTTCACAGGGAACAACAGGTTCACAGGGTTCAACTGGTACACAAGGATTTACAGGAAGCCAAGGAACAACTGGAACACAGGGTTCACAAGGAACCACTGGAACACAGGGTGCAACTGGTTCACAAGGCACAACTGGAACACAGGGTGCAACTGGTTCACAAGGCACAACTGGTTCTCAAGGAACAACTGGCTCTCAGGGCACAACTGGTTCACAGGGAACAACAGGTTCACAAGGAACGCAGGGTATACAAGGAACAGGTTATTCTGGTGTCACATCAACTACATCAATAGCTATTGGTACTGGATCTAAAGTATTTAATACATCATTAACAGGTGCATATGTAATTGGAGAACGTGTTCGTGTAATTAATACAGGTACTCCTGCCAATTATATGGAAGGTCAAATTACTGCATTAACAGCAAATACAAGTATTACAGTAAATGTTGATTTAACAGGTGGATCAGGAACATTTACTGCTTGGACATTTTCAATAGCTGGTGAACGTGGAATACAGGGCACTACAGGTTCTCAAGGCACTACAGGTTCTCAAGGCACTACAGGTTCTCAAGGTACTACAGGTGCACAAGGTACTACAGGTGCACAAGGTACTACAGGTGCACAGGGCACAACTGGTTCACAAGGAGCAACTGGTTCTCAAGGAACAACTGGTTCTCAGGGCACAACTGGTTCACAAGGAGCAACTGGTTCTCAAGGAACAACTGGTACACAAGGATTTACAGGAAGCCAAGGAACAACTGGAACACAAGGTTCACAGGGAACTACTGGAATACAGGGATCCACAGGTTCACAAGGTACAACTGGAACACAAGGTGCGACTGGCTCTCAAGGTACAACTGGTTCACAAGGAACAACTGGCTCTCAGGGCACAACTGGTTCACAGGGAACAACAGGTTCACAGGGTTCAACTGGTACACAAGGATTTACAGGAAGCCAAGGAACAACTGGAACACAGGGTTCACAGGGAACCACTGGAACACAGGGATCCACAGGTTCACAGGGTACAACAGGTTCTCAAGGCACAACTGGTTCACAAGGGCTAACTGGAACTGGAACACAAGGTACAACTGGTATACAGGGAACAACTGGATCACAGGGTACTCAAGGTATTTCTGGAAGTGGCGGATCAAGTCTAACTGTATCAGATACTCCACCTTCATCTCCAGTACAAGGAACTGTTTGGTTTGAATCAGATACTACTAAAACATTTTTATATTATGATAATTTCTGGGTTGAACAAGGAAATGCTATTCATACTTTGGGAAATCTTGATGGTGGAGCGCCAGACTCAGATTATGGCGGTATGTCACTAATTGATGCAGGTACTGTATAATAGGTTGAGGAGAAAAAATGCCAATTCAAATTCAGTATAGACGAGGTACAGCAGCACAATGGACAGCTGCTAATACATTATTGGCTGCTGGAGAACCAGGATATGAAACAGATACTGGTAAATTTAAAGTAGGAAATGGGTCTACTAGCTGGAATTCTTTAGCCTATGCATCTGGTATTCAAGGGACAGTTGGACCAAGCGGTAGCGGTGGTGTCCCATATGCATTTAGTACTACAACTACTGATTCAGATCCTGGAAATGGAATAATTAGATATAACAGTGGAACAATGTCTTCTGTTAGTTTTATATATATAGATAATCTTGATTCTTTAGGAAATACACAAACTGGTTGGTATGATACTTGGGATGATTCAACAACTACTGCAACTCGTGGAACAATATATTTGCTAGGAACTAGTGTTGGCTCTACTACATTCAATGTTTTTACAGTTACTGGAGCAGTAACTCCAACTGGTGGAGCTACTGGATATTATAAGATACCAGTTTCATATGTTTCTGGATCACTTCCTACTAATACTGGATCATTATCAGTAGTTTTTTCTAGAACTGGGGATCAAGGTATTCAAGGAACTACAGGAACTCAGGGTTCTACTGGAACTCAGGGTACTCAAGGAATCCAAGGTCGTTCATTTTTAGGAGTTACATCATCAACATCTGTTGCTATTGGAACAGGCTCTAAAACATTTACAGTTTCAAATACTGGTGCATTTCAGTTAGGAGAGCGTGTTCGTGCAGCAAATACAGCAACACCATCTAACTATGTTGAAGGTTCTATTACATCAATTACTGCAGATACAAGCATTACGATTAACGCTGATGTTTTCGGTGGATCTGGTACTTTTGCAGCCTGGACATTTAGCGTTGCTGGTATTCAAGGAACACAAGGACCACAAGGTACAACTGGTTCACAAGGCACAACTGGTACACAGGGTTCAACTGGAACTCAAGGAACTACGGGATTACAAGGATTACAAGGCACAACTGGTATTCAAGGTACAAGAGGTGTAGCAGATGGAACTATTACATTTATTATTGATGGTGGCGGATCTGTAATTACAACAGGTCTTAAAGGATATTTAGAAATACCATTTGGATGTACTATTACAAAGTGGACAGTATTAAATGATGTATCTGGTTCTATTACTATTGATATTTGGAAAGATACTTATGCTAACTACCCTCCAACTGTAGCAGATACAATTACTGGTTCTGCAAAACCATTAACAACTACTGCTACTAAGGGTCAAAGTTCAACCTTAACTGGTTGGACTACATCAATATCTTCTGGAGATATTCTTGCATTTAACGTTGATAGCGTAACATCTGTTACAAAAGCAACTATTTCACTATCAGTATCAAAGGTTTAATATGATTGAATATACAGAAGATCCTACAACAGTAATTACTGATAAGACAGAAGAGTATACAGAATATGAGAATACTGATGGTAAAAAATGGCGGGTATATGGAAAATGTATAGCATGTGGATTATGTGAAAACAAGCCATTACAAATACCTTCCACAGTAATTGAAGAAAATAGAAGAATTTTTACAGATGGAACAGAAGAGATTTGGACAAGAAAATTAATATGGTCTGCAGAACCAGGAAATGCTGGGGCATGTATAGAAGAAGGATTTGAAAATCGTAAAGATATACCAATGACGCCAGATTTTATCAATGAAAATGAAATATGCACTCTTGAAGGTGTTTGGATAAATGGCAACTAGATTATTTTTTAGAAGTTTAACAGCTGGTGCAGCAGGAGAGCCTCAAAATTTTCCAACTGCTGGAGATAAATCAACAGCACTTCCAGTTGGAACAGATGGTGGAGATTTTAATGAGTCACAAGAAATGATTTTAGTAAATGCTACATCTGGAGCGGGAACTGCTTTAACATACTCAAGTGCAGCTGTATCTACACAGCAATCTGCAGTAATAGCAAGGTTTTCCTCTAGTCAATTAGCAGCACAAACAATCTCTGCAAATACATGGACAATTGCATACTTAGCAGATGAATCAAATGCTGCTGCAAACGCATTTTTATCCCCAGTAGTTTATGTATATAGACCATCTACAAATGCAGTCGTTGGATTTATTAGAGATTCTGCTACAACAATAGGTGTAGAGTTTGCAAATACACTACAGACAGTTACATTTTCAGGATCTGCAGTTACTGCACAAGCTGGAGACTTTTTGGTATTAGAGGCATGGAATGTTGCTACACAAGGTATGGGAACATCATATACAATAACCTTTAATACATCTGGAACAACTAGCCCTACATATTTAGAAACACCACAGAATTTAATATTTTTAGATACAGAGTACGGATATATAATAGATTAGGAGGTAGGACATGCCAGCAAATTTTCCAGATAATCCATCTGTAAATCAACAGTTTACAGTTGATGGAATTACAAGACAATGGACTGGAACAGTTTGGGCTATAGTTCCTACTACAATTCAAGGTGTTACAGGGGCTACAGGTGCTCAAGGAATACAAGGAATAACAGGCACACAAGGAACTACAGGTTCACAAGGCACTACAGGTTCTCAAGGAACCACAGGAACACAAGGAACTCAGGGTATACAGGGAATACCAGGACCAACAGGTGTAGATGCTGTAACTACTCAAACTGGAGCAACATATACTTTTGTTTTAACAGACAAAGATAACTTAGTTCGTGGAAATAGCGGATCAGCTCAAACATTTAGCGTTCCAACAAATTCAAATGTTGCTTTTGCTATAGGCGATGCTATAAATGTTGTTCAAATTGGAGCAGGACAGATAACAATTAATGCTGTAACACCAGCAACAACTACAATTGCATCAGCTGCAGCAACATCTAATGCTCCAAAAACTCGTGTTCAATATAGTATGTTAACTTTAATTAAAGCAGAAAATGAAGTTTGGTATGTTACGGGAGATATTATTTAATCCAACACATTCCAACATCTGCAGTTGGTCTAAGTCCAGACTCTTTCCAATCTTTTTCTTCCCATTTATCTTTATTAGCAATTATCCAGTCATCTAATCTTTGATCATTAATATTGAACCATTCTTTTGGTTCTTGTAAATGGTGTTCAATAAACTGAGGACCTATTTCTGTATATCCAAGATTTTTTAAATATTCTATTTGAGATTGATGTTCTCCAATAGTAACATTGGTCCATTCAAAAGTTAATGTTTTATATTTTTTAGTTATTCCACGAAATACAGACCATTCTGCACCTTCAACATCAATTTTAATTAAGTCTGGTATTCCATAAATATCTACTAAAGAATCAACTGTTATTGTTGTAGCTTGAATAGTTCTAAAATTTTTACCCTTATATGGCATGGTATCTGAAGTAAGCCATTCTTTATTTATAGTAGATAAACCATCTTCATCAGCTTCATAAAATTCTATTGTTTGATTATTACTATCTGATACTGCAAACTTTAATGGTACTACGTTTGGATTATAAATAAAATTTTTTACTAGTTCTTTATATATATGTGGAGCAGGCTCTAATGCAACTACTTTATATCCTTTATTTAACCCTACAAGTACAGCATCTCCTCTATTAGCCCCTATATCAAATAATAACATGATTAAATCTTTTCTAGGTTAAACTTAATTGCTTCTCTATATATGTCTGTAATTGATTCTATTTCTAATATCTTATTAAACAACATCTTGCTTTCATTTCTTTGGCCTATCCACCAACCAGATACTGCTTTTTCAAATTCAAGACAATAGAAACCATCATAACCAACATATAGAGGAAGCTTCTCAAGACTATGATTAGCATTTATACCCATTTGTGCCCATACATAGCATTCTAACCAAGCTCCTTCTCTTTCATAATATTGAGACATTAAGAAGTACGCCTCTGGTCTTTCTGGCATATATGAAACTGCATGAAGAATATAGTTTGTTACATTCCACTGTCTATCTTTTTGTGTTTGAAAACATTCTGCTATTTTAAGCAGTGATGTATATACAATGTCTTTATGAGTATCAATACCAAATTCTGCAGCACGTAAATAAAAAGAAACTGCAGAGGCTGTTTGATTTAATTTTTCATATTCAATAGCACATTGAAAATTTATATCTGGATTAAATGGATCAGTTGATAAATCAACTACAAGATCTTCAATTGTTTTGTTCATAATTTAAAGCCTCCAGGATTAAGTCTTCAACTACCATTTTAGGGGTACGAAGAATAAAAGCAGCATTATCTTGAAATCCAAAAGTAATAAGTAAATCACCATTGTGTACTGCTGCTCCAGCAACAAATTCAATTCTTGCATCTAAAAATGAAAACTTTTTTGAAAAACCAACAAGATTTAATTGATCATCCCAAACTAAAAGCCTATGGCGATAATATGCATCTTTTTGTCCTAAATAATTTTTAAATAAATCAACCTCATGAGATATAGATATATACATATTACCCCAACGAACTAAATGAGATCCACCACGTTGATCAGTTGGTGGCATAACACCATTTCTTAATGAAACCTGTTCGCACTCTGGTGCCTCTGAATTAGCTTTTACTACTTCAACAGGATATGACCATTTAATAAAATGATATGGTTTATCTAAAACTGGTACCCAATTTTTTTCACAATAAGAAGTATCTGATATTGGTGCAGGAATTCTTACTCTTTTAGTTTCTTTGGCAGTCCAGTTATTTTTATCAAGGTCAATATGTGTATATTCCATACGACCTTGACCATTTGTAGTAGTGTCTCTACGGACTCCAACTAGAAAATATTTATTGTCCCATTTGACCAAACGAGCATCTTCAAGACCAATAAATTCCCAAATAGGGGTATGAAGATCTAACATTTCAACATGACAATATTCAGAAATTGAAAGGTTTTCATCAAGTCTACATATATAATTTTCAGTTCTTAGAGTCTGATCTTTTTCTGGATGTAGATAAGATAGTGGTCCCCACCTATTTGGAAATCTTTGAGTATTTTCTGAATGGCAAAGGGTATAGTTTATATGCCTCAAATTGACTAAGATATCCCCATCATCATCTATAAATACGGAAGGATTCATTAACCCAGTTCCAGAATGTAATCCTTTTTCAATTACAAGCGGTACTAACTTACCGCCATATTCCACTGATTTCTCTACTAAATTACCCACAACAAAAGTATACCAGACAAAGCTCTATACTACAAAATATATAAGAACTTTTATAATATAAAAGTACTATCCTATACTAAACCTTTATAGTTTATAAAATTGTTATAATTGAGCTTGGTCTTTGTTACAAAGCCATGATATACTAAGGAGTACTTTGCAAATTGCAAAGCTCTCATAATATTTTTTACTTGAAAGGCAGAAAATTAAATGTCAGATATCTTTTCATTCCGTTTACTAGATGAGTTTGTGAATAAATATAAAAGCACTGAGCCACCATTTGGGTTTTCAGATGCAGGCAACAACTCCCTTGGAGAAATAACATTTATTCGCACATATTCAAGAATGAAAGATGATGGCACAAAGGAGCGATGGTATGAAGTTTGCCGTCGTGTAATTGAGGGAATGTACTCAGTGCAGAAAAATCATGCTAAAGAAAATCGCCTGCCTTGGAATGATAATAAGGCCCAAAAATCTGCCCAAGAAGCTTTTGACCGTATGTTTAATTTAAAGTGGACTCCTCCAGGACGTGGTATGTGGGCGTTTGGAACTCCTATGACTATGGAGAAGCGCAACTCAGCAGCACTTCAAAATTGTGCTATGGTCTCAACTAAAGATTTAGACAAAAATGATCCAGGTGCCTTATTTGCTTGGGTGATGGATGCACTGATGCTTGGTATTGGTGTTGGATTTGATACTGTGGGAGCAGAAAAAGAATTTCCTATTTATTCCCCTACAGAACCCTCAGTAACTTATGAAATTCCTGATACTCGTGAGGGATGGGTTGAGTCTGTAAGAATGCTAATTAATTCATTCCTTCGTCCTAATCAAGCAATTCAAGAATTTGATTATTCCCTAATTCGTCCATTAGGCGCTCCTATTAAAGGATTTGGAGGAGTCGCATCTGGCCCACAACCATTGATTGATTTACATAATCGTATTCGTACAGTTATTGGCGGGAGAGCAGGAGAAAAACTAGATTCTCGTGCAATTGTTGATATTGTAAATTTAATTGGAACATGCGTTGTTGCTGGTAATGTACGACGTTCTGCAACTCTTGCACTTGGAGCAGCTGGAGATGATGATTTTATTAATCTTAAAAACCCAGAGGTTTTTCCAGATAGAAATTCGTATGATCCAGAAAAACCAGGTTGGGCATGGATGAGTAATAATTCAATATCAGCAAATGTAGGAACAAAATATGAAGACTATGTTGATTTAATTGCAAATAACGGAGAACCTGGTTTTATTTGGCTTGATGTTGCTCGCAACTATGGTCGTCTTGCAGATCCAGCAGATGGAAAAGATTATCGTGTTATGGGATTTAATCCTTGTGCAGAACAACCATTAGAATCATACGAACTATGTACACTTGTAGAGGTTCATTTAAATCGTCACGATTCTAAAGAAGATTTTTTGCGTACTTTAAAATTTGCATATTTATATGGAAAGACAGTTACTCTTATTCCAACACATTGGCAACAAACAAATGGAATTATGCAGCGTAATCGTCGTATTGGAACATCACTAACTGGAATTGCATCATTTGCAGATCAAAAAGGTTTGCCTGCAGTTCGTGAATGGATGGATGAAGGATATAAAACAATTCGTGCCTATGATCACAAATATTCAGAATGGTTGTGTGTTCGTGAATCAATTCGTGTCACAACTGTAAAACCTTCTGGCTCTGTTTCAATTCTTTCTGGAGCAACTCCAGGAGTTCACTGGGCACCAGGAGGAGAATATTTCCTTCGTGCAATCCGCTTTGGAGAAACAGATCCAATGATTCATTTGTTCAAAGCAGCGGGGTATAAAGTTGAAAAAGATTTAGTATCAGCAAATACACAAGTTGTATATTTCCCAGTACATTCTGGCCATGCTCGTTCTGAAAAAGATGTAACATTATTTGAAAAAATAGCACTTGCTGCTACTGCTCAAAAATATTGGTCAGACAATGGTGTTTCTGTTACTCTTTCATTTGATAAAGAGTCTGAATCAAAGCATATTGCATCTGCTCTCCATATGTACGAAGGGCAGTTAAAAGCAGTGTCATTCTTACCAATGGGAAATCATACCTATCCTCAACAACCATATACTCAAATTACAAAAGAGGAATATGAGTCATATATTGGGCAAATTAAAAAGATTAATTGGGCTGCAATTTATGATGGGGCTAATAATTTAGAGGCTATGGGAGAGGCATATTGCACCACCGACTCTTGTGAAATTAAAATGTCTTAACTGCTATAATTGGGGTAGGAGATAATATGGCCACCCCATCTAACTTGTATGCAGAAAAGATATTTGCAGAGCACCCAACATCAATGTGGGCGCTGGACGATGAAATATCATATTTAAGTCTAATACAAGAGTCAGATAGAGATATCACTGGATGGACACTATTAAATGCAACAGCTTTAGCATCGCCAAATATTGAAAAACAACCATTTCCAAATAGCAATATTAGTCTTATAGAAGCAGATGTTCCAGTATCTCCAACATCACTTTTATGTACAAGTCCAGACATAGTTAATTTTGCTTCCCTAGATCCAGATATAGAAACATTTTGTATTGGTGCATATTTTTATTCTAACAGTCCATATATAACTAAGGTAGCAATAGGTTTTGAATATACAGATATTTTAACGTCAAATAATATACAGCAGTTTAAAGAGTTTGAGACAACTTCTTTTAATATTTGGAGTTTTATTTCAGGAACATTTGAAGTGCCAGCTGATAATACATCTTTAAGAGTTTTAATAAAATTCTTTTATGAAGATGGCGGAGCATCATCATCTGACTATCAATTTTATATCAATGGAATAACTGTAGGACAATTATCAGAAAATTTTAATGCAGTATCTTTAGGTGCTGTAAAACAGAGTTTACCAGCAGATGTTCCAATATCTGGTTTTGATTGTATTTTAGCAGACTCCTATGGATTAGCTCAAGATCCAGGGTATTATCTAGTTAAAGATAATTACATGTTATCAAACAATACTGGAATTCCAATTGTTTTTGGTGCATCTAATATAACTAAGTTAAAACAAAACAATGGAGATCCTTCTTTAATAGTTCCAGGAAAAGGATTTTTAAATAAAGTTGGTCAGTTTAAAGACTATACCGTAGAGTTTTGGGCACGTATTGATGTAAATACATATGAAGCAAAAAGAATATTTGGTCCTATAACATCAACAGACGGATTATATGTAGAAGGAGGATTTTTAACTTTATCAATTGGCAAATCATTCTCATCATATTTTGTTGGTGAATGGTCAAGACCAATGCTAATACAGGTTAAAGTTATTCAAAACTCTGCTAGTGTATTTATTAATGGTTCTCAGGCTATATCAATGGTAATAGACACAGATACTTTAGATCTTCCTTCTCAATTTAATGAGTCTGGAACAAAACAGGACTGGCTTGGTTTTTATGCATATGAAGATGTGTCGCCATTTGAAATAGATTGCGTTGCGATATATCCTTATTCAGTTCCAGTTAATGTAGCTAAAAGAAGATTTGTTTATGGACAAGCAGTTATTTCTCCAGAGTCAATAAATTCTTCCTATGATGGCACAGAAGCATTTATAGACTATCCATTTGCAGACTATACTGCTAACTATAATTATCCAGATTTTGCAAAATGGCAACAGGCAACATTTGACAACTTAGTTGCCACACCATCATCTATTACAACTCCAAGCTATTCTTTACCAAATATTTTTATTAATAATAGAGACATAAATGATCTTTATTTAGATAATAAAGATATACAAGATGATCCAGACTATAAATTTATTTCATTTAGACCAAATAGTTTTTGGGATTTAGATCTTTGTTATTTTAATTTTCAAAAATTTAATCTTTTATCATCAAAAGTAAATGCAGTATATGGAGTATTTTCAACAGATAACTTACTATCATCAGAAATATTAATAAAAATTTATAACTCTATTACAGGAAATTCTTTTACAATAGAAAGAAACTCAGACGAAATAAGATATTATTTTACTTATAATGGAATAACAAGTCTTTTACATGTAACCAATCTAATACTTTCTAATGAAAAATTTGCAGTAGGAATTAAAATAGATCAGCTAGTTGATTTTTTTGGCGGAAACCTTTTAGCATTTTTTGGTAATTTGAATGGTATGGGTATATATGTTGGAGGAGACGGATATTTAAGTAATCAATTTACTGGAAGAATTTATTCATTTGGATTATGTACTGTATATAATTCTAATGAAATAAAAAATAGCTTTGAAGAAAATGGAATAGTTATAATTGATGATCCATATGCAAGTGGATATGATGAGCCAACAAACGCATTAACATTATTAAACCATGTTGCTAGCTATACCTTGATTCCAATGGAATCTTACTCTAACTACTTTTTAGATATATCAGTAGCAGGATATTGGCAAGACTATATGCCACTTTCTTATTTTGGACAATTTATAAAAACAGAAACTGGAGATAGCTATTATGATCTAGACTTTTTACAGTATAATATATCTTATCCACCATCTAATAAATTAGTACAAGGTGGAGATATTCAAACATGGACATACGACGAGTTAAAAGATGAATATTCTACTCCTGTACAGCTAACATATGAAGAATTAGATGATTACTTATTAACTGGATGGAACTCTTATCAAGAAATGTCACAAAAGAGTATATCATTTTTAGAGTATGATACACAAGATGCGTCGGTTCGTAGTTATGTAACATTTCAATATATTGATGAAGGAGCAAATGCACCAAAAGATTATTTTAGTATAAATGTTCCAGCAAAAGAAGGCAAGGTTCTTGATGTTAGTGAGTACACTGACTGGGATATTACAAGATTTGAAGTGTTAGATAATACACTAATTTATCCAGATAAAACTGTAGACTTTAACGAAATAGCAATGGTATATAGTTTAGAGTTTAAAGTAAAAGGAATACTTTCAAAACCAATTGCAATTAAAAAATTACAAATAGCATCACAAGCTTTTAATAGTGTTGATTTTAATCCAGTTGGAACACGATTTGGTATAGATGTTTATCCATATAAAAAAGTCGGTATATATTATGATTATAAATCAAAAAATCCATATAGCATTTATAAAGGAAGTACACCATACTTATATCTAACCAATACTTCTGGAATAGAAGTTAGGGGAGTTATTTCTCCATCAATAAATAGAGGTATTGCTGTTCCAATAAATACTAACCTAGTTGAAGACTATAAAATAAGTGCAGTTCAAATGTGGATTAAAAGTAATTTAAATACAATTAGTGCTAACCCAGTTAAAGTATTTGAAATATCAACAAAACGAGATGTAATAAAGTTTTATATGCAGTCAATAGGAACAGCAAGTAACAGGGCAAAAATATATGCCATAAGCACAAAAACTGGCGAAGAATATAAGGGAATATCTTATTATTGGAATGGTAATCCAGTGAGAGAACCTTTTATAACAACTAAAGAATGGGGTGCTCTTGGAATAAAATTTGCTCCAGCTTTAGACTTTGATGCATTTATTGGAGAAATAAATCTAAATGGTCCACTAGTATTTAATAATGTTGCATTTTATCAGGCAAATAATCTTCAACAAATACAGGGAGTCTTAACAAGACCTTGGGCAGACGTACTTTCTGAGGGAATAACAGACTTTACCTGGGATAGTTGGAACCAGGGTACTACTGACTGGGAAGATGTATTAATAATTGGCTCTACAGATATTTATGGAGTTGATCCTTCAATAATATATGAAACATATATAGGAACAAACAAGGTTATTGTTGATGATAATCAGGGTATAGAGGTATCTTCTAGCAATCTTAGCGCATATATTGACATTGTTTGGGAAACAAAGGTAGGAACACCAGTATAATCTGGTATACTTTAGTACATGAATCCTTTAATTAATCCAAAAACTGGTAAACCCATTGTAGGAAATGTGCGTCGTCAGGTTATTGAAAAAAAATATAATTGGGGACTTTACGTTTATAAAAAATCAAATGGAAAATGGTTTACAGACGGTGAAGGTAATGTATTAAATATTGAGTCTACACGTGGAGATATTGCTCAAATAGCTAAACTTAAAGATGCAGCAAGATACTACGGAGATGATGGAGATGGAGAGGCAGTATTTGTTCCTGGCCTTACAAGGATTACTGACGAAGAATATTCTGAACAATTAGATCGTATGAAGCAGGGACTCATTCCTTCAATGAACGATCTTGGTGCATGGCATGCTGCACAACAAACTTTAAATAAACATGGTAGAGAGGCATACGAAATTGAGTAAAGAATACGATTATATACAGGCTAGCTTAAGAACACAAGAAGAGCCAGATAATATTTTTAAACATCAAGATCCATTTAATAAAGATTGGAATTTGCTTAAAGACTTTTCTGGACTAGATCAAAACTTTAAACGAAGAACTACTAGAAGCGTATCTAAAGTATATGGTTATAGTAATGTTGAACCAACAAACGCATACTTAGAAAATGCAGGAGCTATTCCAACAGGACAAGACGGTACTGGATCAAAACAAATTAGCACTGGTTCTGTTTATAGAAATGGCTATGGATTGTTTGATGTTATTACACCTCCATATAATCTTTATGAATTAGCAAGTTATTACGATACGTCATTTGCAAATCATGCTGCTATTGACGCAAAGGTAGAAAATGTTGTTGGTCTTGGATACCGTTTTGATATTACAGATCGCACAATGTTAAAATTTGAAAATAGTGAAGACGAAGGCGCTGTTGATCGTGCACGTAATCGCATTGAAAGAATGAAGTTACAAATGCGTGATTGGCTAGAGTCATTAAATGATGATGATTCTTTTACAACAACTATGGAAAAAGTTTATACAGATCTTCAATCAACTGGAAACGGATTTATTGAAATAGGAAGAACTGTTAGTGGAGAGATTGGATATGTTGGACATATACCTGCTCCTACTATTCGTGTTCGTCGTCTTCGTGATGGTTTTGTTCAGATTATTGGACAAAAAGTTGTTTATTTTAGAAATTTTGGGGCAAAAAATCAAAACCCAATAACAGTAGATGGAAGACCTAATGAGATAATTCATCTTAAAGAATATTCTCCACTAAATACATATTATGGTGTTCCAGATATTGTTTCTGCTGTATCTTCATTAATTGGTGATTCACTTGCTGCACAATACAACATTGAATATTTTTCAAACAAAGGTGCTCCAAGATATATAATTACAGTAAAAGGTGCAAAGCTTTCTGCTGAAGCAGAAGATAAAATGTTTAGATTTTTGCAAACTGGCCTAAAGGGTCAAAATCATAGAACTCTATATATTCCGCTTCCTGGTGATACAGATAATAATAAAGTTGAGTTTAATATGGAACCTGTTGAAACTGCTGTTCAGGAAGCATCGTTTAAAGAATATCGTAAACAAAATCGTGATGATATTTTAGTTGCACATCAAGTTCCAATATCAAAGCTTGGTGGATCAGACTCTGCTGCTATTGCTGCTGCAATGTCTCAGGATAGAACATTTAAGGAACAGGTTGCACGTCCAGCACAGGCTCAGTTAGAGAAAATTGTCAATAAAATAATTAAAGAAAAGACAGATGTTCTTGAATTAAAGTTTAATGAAATGACTTTAACTGACGAAATAGCACAGTCTCAAATTCTTGAAAGATACGTAAAAACACAGGTTATGACACCTGACGAGGCTCGTGAAATTATTGACCTTCCTCCAAGACCAGACGGTGATGGTAATATGCCATTTGTTATGTCTCCAAGACAGGCTACAGACGCTAGGGCTAATGTGGCGGGTAATAGGGAAAGAGACGCACAAAGAACAAATAATAACTCAGATTCACCTTCTACTATTTCTGGAAGAAATCCACAAGGAGAAGGAAGATCTTCTCAATAGTTGAGAAATCATTATAAAGGAATGATATAATTAATCTGCCATGACCATAAATAAAGCGCAATGGACAACCGATGGCGACAATGTTCGCTTCTCTATGCCTATTGGAAAAGTAGACAAAGAGCGTCGTATCGTATCTGGATTTGCTACATTAGACAATGTAGACAAGCAAAACGATATTGTCACAACTGAAGCAAGTATAGATGCATTTAAGAGGTTTCGTGGAAATCTTCGTGAAATGCATCAACCAAATGCTGTTGGCAAAGTTGTATCTTTTAAAGAAGACCGTTATTTTGATCCAAAGGCAAAAAAATTCTATAGTGGTGTTTATGTTTCAGCTTATGTATCAAAGGGGGCTCAAGATACTTGGGAAAAAGTTCTTGACGGTACACTAACTGGTTTTTCAATTGGTGGAAATATTACAAAGTCTGATGATACATATGATGAAAAAATTGATAAATCAATTCGCATAATTAAAGAATATGATTTACACGAGTTATCATTAGTTGATAATCCAGCAAATCAATTCGCAAATGTCATTTCAATTGAGAAAGGACAGATTAGCGGATATCTTGCTAAAGCTGTTATTGATACTGTTTACTGGTGCAATACTGACGACATAGTTAGACTTTCTAAAGAGTCAGAAGAAAGTTGCCCATCTTGCAGTGGTACGATGAAAAATATTGGATTCGTAGAAGATATTAATGACACAGAAACAGTAAAGTTCTTAGTTGATAGTGCAAAAGGCATTAGAACAATTAAGATGACAAAGGAGGAAAATCCTATGACAGAAGAAACAACAGAAGTTGTAGATGCACCAGTTGCAGATACACCAGAAGTAGTTGACAATGTTGAGGTTGCTCCAGAGGCTCCAGTAGAGGCTCCAGCAGAAGTTCCTGCAGAGGAAGCTCCTGCATCAGAGCCAGCAGAAGAGACACCAGCAGAAACTCCTGCTGTTGAAGATGTAGCAGAAAAGTCAGTTGATGCAGTTGTTGATACAGCTGCAGATATTGCTAAGTCTGTTACTGAAATTAAAGAATCTCTAACTAATGCCTTGAGCAATCTTGCTGAAACAGTTAAGTCTTTACAGACTAATGTTGATGCAATCACAAAGTCCCTTGAAACAGTTACAGGCGAAGTAAAGTCTGTAGCAAGTGAGGTAAGCCAAGTAAAGGGTACTTTTAATGAGTTTGGAAAGCGAGTTGATCTTGTTGAAAAAGATACAGCTTTCCGCAAGTCTGGCGATCTAGGCGAGATCGTGCAGGAGCCTGTTGTAAAACAGGTTCAAAAATCCCTATGGGGCGGACGTTTCCTCACAAATGCCGACCTATTTAATTAAGGTACAAATTCACTAGGAGGTGAACAATATGTCGGAACAAGAAATCGTAAAGAATTATCCAGGAGCACCAACAGTCTCACATCAGCATGGTGGAGATGGTGCATTCGCATCTGGTGATATCGGAGGTGCAACGGCTACAAGCCCAACCACATCTGATATTGGTGCACAATTGGGTAATATCGCTACACCTGAATGGGGTGTTACAACTGGTCCAAACGCAGTAAATCCTACTGGCGCACCAGGTGGTATCCTCCTTCCAGAGCAGGCTCGCCGCTTCATCGACTACGTGTGGGATGCAACAGTTCTCGCCAAAGATGGTCGTAGAGTTACAATGCGAGCAAACACCATGGAACTTGAGAAAGTTAACGTTGGTGAGCGTGTAATCCGTGCTGCTGCACAAGCAAGCTCTGATTATACAAACGCAGGTGCTACATTTACTAAGGTTGAACTTACTACCAAAAAGATTCGTCTTGACTGGGAAGTTTCAACTGAAGCACTAGAAGACAATATTGAAGGAGGTGCGTTGGAAGATCATCTAGTTCGCTTGATGACCAATGCATTTGCTAATGATATTGAAGACCTTGCTATTAATGGCGATGGTTCAACTGGCGACTTCCTTTCAATCATGGAAGGTTTCGTACACAAAGTTACGACAACTGGCGATGCTCATGAAGCAGCCGTTACCGTTACTGATGATAACTGGACAACAGAGGTAATGCAGGATATTATCCTAGCAATGCCACGTAAGTATCGTGCACTTAAGACCAATCTTAAGTTCTATGCTGGTACTGATGCATTCCAGGGTATCGTAAAGAATAACGGTACACTTGCTGATGCAATTGCAGAAGCATTTGCACCACGTGTTGCTGGTACAGCACAGAACCGTCAAGCATATCTTGATGGTGCTGCACAGACATTCGGAGGAGCACGTACTACACGTGTCCTTGGAATTGATGTACAAGAAGTTCCTTACTACCCAGCAGATTATGTTGATCTAACATTCCCTGCTAACCGTGTATGGGGCTTCCAGCGTGATATCACGGTAAACCGTGAGTACAAGCCAAAGAAGGATACAATTGAGTACACAGTATTTGTACGCTTTGGTATTCAATGGGAAGAGCTTGATGCAGTCGCTTATGCGGATGCAGCAGTTGACCCAACCGCATAGTTTGTAAAAACTAAATGATAAGGAGGGCAGGTAAAACTGTCCTCCTTAGTCATTAGGAGAACAAATGTCATATCCAGGAAATCCAACAGTTCAACACCAACATGGTGGACAAGGTGCAATTGCTGCGGGTGGCATTGGCACTGTAATAAGTGGACCAAATGGAATAATTACACAAAGATTTGCCATGGGTTGTATTCCTACAGCAAACTTTGGTGAAAATATAATAATGAGTGGAACTCCAGCGGGAGTTAAAAAACCACAAAGTCTTTATAAATAGCAATTCTGATATAATAGCAGTGGAGGATATAATGGCAACAACAAAAGAAGTAGTTGAACAGTTTAATAAAAAGACTGTTCCACAATTAAAATCATATGCAAAGAAAAATAACATTGATCTATTAGGCGCAAATACAAAAATAGAAATACTAGAAGCTATTCTGCCTTTTGTTCCAACTGAAGAAGCAAAGGCAAAAGAAAAAGAAACTAAAAAGCCAAAAGAAAAAGTAGCTCTTTTTTCAATAGGCAATATTCATTGGAATGGCGTGGGGACCCTTGAAAAAGGATATAACATTGTCACAAAGGAGGAATCCGTTAAGTGGCTTACTCGCAAGAATGTTCGTGAAGCGACGCCTCAAGAGGTAGCCAAACATTACGGTAAAATTTAATGGAAGTATTACGATTACCCCCATATCCAATAGAAACAAAGTGGGATGTTCCAAGTCCTAATACGGAATATCAACTATATATTGAAGATCTTGTTGATCACTCTGTTGAAACACAAGATGTAACGTCAGATTCTAGTTCTAAAATAACATATACAATTACACAAGCAAAAGCACAGTTTGACAGAATATTTCTTTTTAGAATTTTAGATACTAGCGGAACTATTGTTTTAGATAGCAATTTAGACATTATTAGACCATATATTGATTATAGAAATTTAGGTACCACAGCGTCTGAAATACAAGAATATAAAATGCTTGAGCTTGTTGCTAGAGGGATTATAGACTCAGTTGTTAGTGAAGGATTTTATAATAATAAACATATAGTTGAAACAAACGGTACTGGATCAGATTATTTTCCAATATGGGAAGATGTTAATAAGGTACTAAAGGTATATCGTGATAATGAATTAATATTTGATGTTGATGCAGAAAATCCAGAAGATAATAAAGAAACATATACAATTACTCTTGATAATACAGCAATTATTCGTATTGAAGATGGACCATTTGATAGACTACAATCTCAGCCACTTGGATTACAGCCAGCAGCAGGAGATATTGCAAGTACAGGAATGAGATCTGGCACATTCCCAGTTTTATGTGATTTCTTATTTGTTTTAGATGTTGGATATAAAGCTATTCCACCAGATATTGAATATGCAACAAAACTATTAATTGAAGATCTTAAATGTGGAAAGCTTGATTACTACAAGAGATATGTAACATCTTATAGCACTGATCAGTATAAGATTCAATTTGATAAATCTGTTCTAGACGGAACTGGTAATATGATTGTGGATAAAATACTTAGTAAATATCTAAAGAGTATTACAAAGATTGGATTATTATAGTGTTATGCGATACCCCAGACTTTATTTTTCCATTGAAAGCTGATATATATTATCCAATAGTTGAGCAAGGGGCATATGGAAATTTAAATAAACAGTGGGTATTTGATAGAACTATTCTTTGTAATTTTGCTACTGCTGGAACTGCATGGGAAGAAGAAGTAAAACCAAATATGAAAATTAATACTGAGTTAACTCTTCTTGGTAGAACTAAAGACGATATAAGAATTAGTTCAAAAGAAAATAAAGAAGCAATGGTTAATATTGTAATAGCAAATATTAGAACAGCAGATAACACCCTAGTATATTTAGAAACATCTGGACCAAGATCTGGAAAATCTACTCTTTTTGAGTTAGCCTCTAATGAGCCAATAGTTGGGCCATTCGGCGGTGTAGAACATTATAAATTAGTAATACGAAGATCAGAGAATCAGGCGTCAGATCTATGATTAAACTTAGTATAAATAGTAATCAGTTTAGAAAAGATATGAAAAATATTGTTGAATATTCTTTTGGATTTTTAGAAGGAGTACAAAAAGGGAAAAGCGTATTTTTTAGAAATATGGGAGAGTTGCTTTCCGAACTACTAGGTAAGTTTGTTGATACTAGCGCAAAGATGGACCCAGAAGCTTTACACCATGTTTATGAATGGTATAAAACTGGAAGTCCATCTGCAAGACTTTTTGATATAAAATATACTATTAGCAATAATGGACTTTCTTTTTATACAAACTTTAGACAATCTTCAACTATTAAGGATGGTTCAAGGGTTCCATTTTATGATAAAGCAAGAATTATGGAAGAAGGAATTTCAGTAAGAATAGAACCAGTTAATTCAGATGTTTTAGTTTTTGAAGACAATGGTGAAACTGTATTTACAAAGTCCCCAGTACTCGTAGACAGCCCTGGAGGAACAAGAACTCAAGGATCTTTTGAAAAAACAATAGATTTATTTTTCAATAACTATTTTTCTCAAGCTTTTATGAGATCAAGTGGAATTTTAAATTATTTAAATAATCCAGTATTATATAAAAAGAATCTTTCGTTTGGTAAAAAGAGCGGAAGAGCAAAAGGTATATCAACAGGATATGCCTGGATAGCAAATGCAGGAGTAATACAATAATGGCAAATGACACACCACTAAATACTCCAATAGTTTGGGTAAACAAATATTTACAATATAAGCTATCTAGTTTTGGATTTAGTTCAATTCCTTTTTTCCCATCTGTTCCATCAACCATAGATGCACTAACACAAAGCTTTCCGTCAAATGAAGGCGTAATGTCTACATACGATAGACTTTTTAAAATAAACAAAAAACCTTTTCCACATATAAAATGTGAACAGATGTTTTACTATTTTTATGCTACAGAACAAAACACTATACCAAATATGATACAGGTGACTGAGATAGTTTACAGACTTTTAGATAGATTTGATGAGTCTGCAGAAGAGCTCAATAACTGGTGTGCAAATAGAAGAATCAATCTTGGAACCTCCCAAACACCAAATCTAATAGATAATATTTTTTACTTTCATAACTTTAAGGTATACCAGTTAGAAGAAACAAGAGATATACTTGATTTTGGCTCAGTAAGAACCTATGGCGGAAACAAACTTATTGTAGAGTTTGACTATCATCAAACCCCTATAGATCCATCAAACAGGACGGGTAATACAGATAAAGTGATGTATTCAGACTGGCAACCAGAGCATTTGGCTGAAAAAGAAATCGTTTAAAAGGCTGATATACTTGCCTTGAGGAAACCCGCCAAAACTTAATATATATTCTATTGAAAGTAGAGGTGAAATAATAATGGCATACACTCGTGGTACGTCAACAAACATCATCGTTGGTGCAGCAGCTCTTTTCGTAGCTAACGGCACACTAGATGAGGCTTCACTACCTGGCTTTGAAACTGATGAGTCTTACAAAGACACACTTTCAACATCACCAGTTGATGAAGATTTTAAAAATGTTGGTTATACAATGAACGGTCTTGAATTGCAGTTCCAGCCAGACTTCGGTGAAGTACAGGTTGACCAAATTCTTGACGTTGCTAAATTGTATAAGCAAGGAATGCAGGTAAATCTTGCAACCGCTTTTGCTGAAGCTACTCTTGAGAATCTTCTCTTGGCTCTTGCTTACAACGACGATCAACTAGACCCAGAAGTAGATAAAGCTACTTCAGCAGGACAAGCACTAAATCTCTCCGCAGGAGATATTGGTGAGTGCCCAGTTGAGCGTGGTATTGTTGCAGTTGGACCTGGCACAGGAGACTGTGCAGACTCTGCATATGTAGAGCGTGTTTACGCTGCATACCGTGCGCTCTCAATTGAGAACGTAACAGTATCTGCAAAGCGTGATGAGGCTTCAATGTTTGAAGTTTCTTTCCGTCTTCTACCTGAAGACGTTTCTGGATCATATGGTAAGATCATAGATCGTACTTGGACCCCAGCATCAGCATAATCTTTAACTAGATTAGCAACAGGCCCACCCTAGCGGTGGGCTTTGTTGTTATGATAGAATAGATAAAATGGCAACGGCAGTATATAAAACAGATGTTATTTATTTATTAAATGGAACAAGAATAGAAATCTATCCATTGAAAATTAAATACTTGCGTTATTTTATGACGGTATTTAATAAAATAAAAAATGCTAAAGATGATGAGGAATCTCTTACATTGCTATCAAAGTGTGGATTTCTTGCTATGCAACAATATTATCCTAAAATAAAAACATTAGCAGAATTTGAAGATCAAGTTGATTTGCCAACGGTATATAAAATAGTAAATATAGCAGGAAGTATTAAAATAGAAAAAGATTCTGAAGAGTCAATTAAAGAACAGGCAAACTCAAAAGAAGGTGGAAGTAATTGGGATAGCCTAGATTTAGCAAAATTAGAATCAGAAGTATTTTTAATAGGCATATGGAAAGATTATAAAGAGCTAGAGGAAAATCTTTCTATGCCAGAATTATTGGCAACATTATCATCATTAAGAGAACTAGATTATCAAGAAAAGAAATTTTTAGCAGCCATTCAGGGTATTGATATAGATGCAGATAAGGCAAACTCTGGCGGTAAGGTAAAAGGTCAAAAAGAATGGGAAGATATGAAGGCCAGGGTATTTAGTAAAGGCAAGGCAACAGACAGCAATGACGTGCTGGCGCTTCAAGGACAAAATGCAAGAAAATCTGGATTTGGTATAGGAATGGGCTTAGATTACACAGATTTAAGAGATCCTAGCCTTATGAAAAAATAAAGCCTTTATGCTATAATTGACATAACTTAATTAAGGAGGAGTAATGGCTACATCCGTGCATGAAGAGAAAGAAATTTCTCTAATTGATGGCACAAAAATCAAAGTTAGACCACTAAAAATCTCTCTTCTTCGTCAGTTTATGAAGAAGTTTGAAGGACTAACAGCAGTCCAAGATGATAATGACAAGTCTATGACGCTTTTGATTGAATGTGTTCAGATTGCAATGCAACAGTATAAGCCAGAGCTTGGGGACAGTGTTGAAAAACTAGAAGAACTTATTGATCTTCCTACAGTTTATTCAATCATTGAGGCTGCATCTGGAATTAACCTTTCAGAATCAGCTCTTCTTGCTCTAGCGTCACAAGACTAATAAATTAATATAGGAGTAACGGTTAATGGCAGGAGATACAAATAGCAATATTTTTATAAATATTGATACGTCTCAGGCTATGGCACAACTTCGTGCCTTGGAAAAAGAAATTACTGCCCTTAACCGTGCTCTTATTGTTGGAACAAAAACTGCTACTCAGGCTCAGTCTAAGTATGCACAATCACTACTTCATAATGTAAACGCAACTGGTCAGTGGACAGCGTCCATGACTAGAATGAAGACGGCAACAGAACAATTTGCTACTGCTCTAGATAAATCAAAATTATCTCTTAAGGAATATTTTAGATATGGTGTTGCATCTACTCGTACTTTTGGCAGGGTATTTGGTAATGAATTTGACACAGTAAGTAAGTTAGTAGATAAAAGAGTAAAGACTCTACAGCAACAATATGTACAGCTAGGCCGTGATGCTCAGGGTGCAATGAATGCACTTAAATTTACTCCAAAAGCATTAAATTATAGAGATGTAACAACTCAATTAATGCTAGCAACTCAACGTCAACAAATATTTAATAAGTTGATGGATGATGGAGCAACAAAACTTTTAAATTTTGGTAAAAATACACAATGGGCTGGTCGTCAGCTTATGGTTGGTTTTACTATACCATTAGCAATATTTGGAACACAGGCAATTAGAACATTCAAAGAAATTGAAACACAAGTAATTAGATTCAAAAAGGTTTATGGAGATATTTTTACAGATCAGGGGGCAACTGATCAAGCATTAAAAAATATTCGTGAACTTGGTGATGAATATACAAAATATGGATTAAAGGTAGCAGATACTATTAAGACCGCTGCAGATGCAGCAGCTGCTGGTTTTAGTGGCAAAGGTCTTGAAAATCTTGTAGAGCAAACAAACAAATTAGCAGTACTTGGTGGAGTAACACAAGAAAAAGCTCTTGAAACAACAATTGCTTTACGAAATGCATTTCAGATTGACGAGAGTCAACTATCTGGCACTATTGATTTCTTAAACGCAGTAGAAAACCAAACAGTTGTAGCGCTAGAAGATTTAACTGAAGCAGTACCAAGAGTAGCACCAGTTATTCAACAACTTGGTGGAGATGTTAAAGATCTTGCTTATTTTATGGCTGCAATGCAAGAAGGTGGTATTAGTGCTGCACAAGGTGCAAACGCACTAAAGTCTGGACTTGCATCATTAATTAATCCAAGTAAAGCAGCAGCTGCTGCAGCATCAGATCTTGGTATAAACTTAAAGGGTATAATTCAAGAAAATCAGGGTAATTTAAGAAACATAGTAACAGCTTTTGCAAAATCACTACAACCATTAACAGATTTGCAAAGAACACAAATAATTGAAAAGATATTTGGAAAATATCAGTTTGCTAGAATTTCTGCATTATTAAATAATATTGGAAAAGAAGGAACGCAGGCTGCACGTGTTTTGCAGCTAACAAATGCATCTGCTGAAGAACTTGCAATTTTGAGTAAGCGAGAGTTAAAAATTCAAGCAGATTCTCCAATGAATAAGCTTGCTGCATCAATTGAAAAATTAAAAGTTGCCATAGCTCCGATTGGAAAACTTTTTGCTGAAATATTAACTCCAGTACTAGAATATATTGGAAAAATAGCGGAGAAGTTTAATAATTTGCCAGATGGTATTAAAAAAGCTATTGCTATTATAATTGGTGTTGTTGGCGGTATTGGTCCAATTTTCTTAATGACTTTTGGTTTAATAGCAAACGCTGTAGCTAACTCCTTAAAGGGCGTTAATATGCTTCGTAAGGGATACCAGCAGCTAGCTTATGGATCGTCTGACGTTGCATTAAAAACACAATATCTAACACAGGAAGAATTAGAAAACGTATCTATTACTAATGCTTTATATTCAAAGCATGAACAACTTTCTGCTGCATATAGACTTGAGCAGGCAGCTCTTAGTTCTTTGATCGGAACATATTCTCAAGCAAATGTTGCAATGGGAGGATTCGCTGCTAATAACCCAGGACTATTCCTTCCTGGAAGAGGGAAAGCTCCAAAGAGGTTTGCAGATGGAACTACATCAGTTCCTGGTCCAAGAGGAGCTGGAGATGTTGTGCCATCAATGCTTTCTCCTGGAGAAGCAGTTATTCCAGCAAAACAGTCACAAAAGTATTCAGGATTTATTAGTCAAATTATTCAGGATAAGGTGCCAGGATTTGCAACTGGTATAAATCCATTTGCAAGAACATCATTTGCAACTAATTTTGATGATTTAATGTTTGGTGCTGCACGTAGTACGGTGCAGGCAACTGGTGGATCAAGAAAGACGCCTTTATTGCCAGTATCAGTGCCTGGAAGGTCTGCTGCTGGATTTAAATCATTATTTGGGACAGAAGCAAAAGGTTTATCAAATATACTATATAGAGAACAAGGTGATGATTTAATAATTCAATTAAAAGACGTTTCTTTTTCAATTCCAAAAGCATCTAAAAAAGATTTAAAAATTGCTTTGCAAAAAAATGAACGATTTTTAACAATGGGTGATCCAACAAGAACAGCAAAGCATGGAAGAACTAGTACACGCAAAGGTGAATCTTGGGAAAATACAACTGAAGGAAAGTTATACTATTTATTAAAAGTTAGAAGTCCAGAACTTCAAGGTAGAAAAATAACCAGACTTAGCGATATATATGGAAGACTTCAAAAATGGGACACTCTTAAAAATAGAGTTGGAAAACAAAGTGTTGCAGAAAAAAGATGGAAAGAGATTTTAAGTAGAAATAATCCTAATGCAATACGTCTTATGAGTTATTATGAAAATGAAGAAAAAGCAATACTTCAAAATAACTTAGAAAGGTTGCGCCCTGGAATATCTTCTAGGCTAAACTGGGATAAAAAAGATACCCCAAGTCATCTTACTCCAGTTGGCAAAAAAAGAGGAAAGGCTTCTTGGACAGAAGAAAAAATAGCAAGAGACTGGAGCTGGTTAAATTTAGGATTAAGAGGAACATCTATTAATGGAGTAAGTGGAGCACATCCAGTTAATTCACAACAGGCACTGCAAATTATAAGACAACTAGATAGCTTAACAAATATTTCAGATTCTCAGTTGGCATTAAGAGAAGCACTAAGGTATAGAGTTAATAGACAACCAAACACTTATTATGATGAGTTTAAATTTGTTGACAAAGATATTCTTGGTTTAGCAGGTGGAATTCTTTCAGTACCTGGTCCAAGAGGTGCAGGAGATATTCAACCTGCAATGCTTTCACCAGGAGAAGCGGTAATTCCAGCAAGACAAAGTGCTAAATATGCACCATTAATTAGTTCAATAATGTCAGATAGAGTTCCTGGTTTTATTGAAGGAAATGATCCAGCTGGATATAGGCAAACCCCCTCTGGATTATTTATACCAAATAAATCTAGTATTGAAAAAGAAACTAAAGCTGCTGCAGCTTCAATGAGTACATTAAGAAAAGTTACCACAAAACTTGCTAATTCATTTAAGGGTACAGATATTGCAGCAAATAATGCATCAGAGGCTTTAGGAAAAGATAAGACAAGAGGATTTACTGGATTCCTTCGTGGTTACGGTGGAGTTGCTAATACAGTAACAGATGAAGCAACTGGGCAACAAAGACTAGCTACTCCAGCAGAGCGCACCAATATGCGTCAATTAAATAGAATGAATTTTACACAAAGAGCAATGCCACTTCAAATGGTTGGAATGGCAGCTCCCATGGCTGCTGGAATGTATGCTCAAAAGAACCCAGATAGTGCAATAGCAAAAAGCATGGATCTCATTATGATGATTTCTATGTTAACAATGTTATTGCCTATGCTCAATAGTCCATTAAAAATGTTAGCTGCAACCGCAGTTGGACTTATTGCGGTATTTAAAGCTCAAGCATCTACTATTAAAAATAATATAGTTGAAGGACAAAAGCAAGCTGAGTCTATGACTATGACAACAAAGAGACTTGAAGAGCTTGGATCAATAACTGGAAAAGTATCAATTACACAAGTTGCAGCAGCACAAAGAGCTGGAAGAACTACTGAAATAACTCCAGTTAGTATGGAGTTTGGTCAAAATATAATTCGTAATTCTGATTTTGGAAAATCTCTTGCAGCAAGTTTTAATCAAACAATGTCAACATTTGGTGCAGGCACAGCAGCAGAATCATTATCAAATCAACTTGCTACAGCAGTATCTCAGGGAATATTAGATGCAGCACAGGCAGAATCAATAGCAGTTGCACTTACAAGAGATCTTAAAGATGCAAGACTAGAATTAGATGTGCGTGGTAGATTAATACAATTGCTTGGTCCAAATGGAGAAAATCTTGTTAATGATCCTCTTAAAGTTCAGGTAGAGTTAATTGCAAGTGGTCAAAGAATGCAGGAAGCAGCCATAAAGAATCTTAATATGGTTGGCATGCAGCAAAGAGGTATTAATCGTTCAGAGGCATTACAACTTGGTGGTGCTGCAATACCAGCTGCTGGATTAGGAATATATGCTGGCATGAGATCATATAATGCAATGCAAACAGCACAAAGTATTAAAAGCGCATTATCAGCATCAACAGAGTTAAAAGCAGCTTCAGGTGCTGGAAAACTTAAAACTGCATTAAACGTTGCTAAAGGAGCAAGAGTTGCAATTCAGGCTGGCTCTGCTGCAGCAGCAGTTGGAACTGGCGGAGTTGCAGGCGTTCCAGCTTTAATAAGTGCTGCTTTAGGAACTATAATTTTTGGTGGTGTTGAGGCTGCTTTAAGGTCTTGGCAAAAGGGTAAAGAAAAAGCTGCTGTTGGAAAAGCAGCAGGACAACTACAAGGAATTGTTACACAAAACTTAGCAGCATCACAACAAGGAATTGATGCGCTTAACGCTCAATTTGATTCTGCTATTAATAATCTTGAATTGAAGAAAAAGATTGCAAAAACTGAAAAAGAAAGATCAGATATAGATGATCAAATTGCAGGGCTAGAAGAAAAAAGACAGGGCGGATTAAGAGATATTAGACAGGCACAAGCCAAGATGCTGTCTGATGCAGCTGGAAATCTTGATAAAATTTCTGGACAATCATTATTTGAAAGAATAAGTCCACTTGGATCTGGACGTGGTGCTGTTCGTGATAAATATATGGAAGCCTTTAGAGTCGGCATGAAAGAAAAGTTTAAAGATAATGCTGGCCTTGCAGCAGAAGCATCAGTTTTGCAAGATACACTTGATAAAATGAAAGACGATAAACTTACTATTAAAATATCTACTTTAGTAACATCTGATGTTTTAACTCCAAACGAAGCATCAGTTCTTCTCTCTACACTAACAAAAGCGGGTATGCCACCAAAGAAAACAATAGATACTATAGTAAAAACCCAAGGAACAGAAGGACTACAAAGATTAAGCACCGTATTAACTCTAATACCTGGAGAAAAAAATAAAAAAGATCTAGTTGTTGATATAGCAAGTAAAAATAAAGCACAGGCAGACGCAACTCTAGCTGGATTAGAAGAAATAATTAAAATACCAGAGTTTATTGGAATTAGTATTGATCTAGAAACTAATCCAGATGCTCTTCCTAAATTAATGAAGCTTGGTAAAGAAGTTGGAGATTTAAAGAAAAAGTTCCCAGATGGCCAAATTACTCTGGAGGCTTTAACAAAGGTTCAAGAAGATATTGGTAAGGGAACAAATCTTACATTAGATAATGCTATTAAACAATGGGATATTTTATCTAAGCTTCCTAAACAATTACAGTTCCAAGCAATGATTACTCTATCTACATTAAAAACATCAGAGTCGTTTGATACCATTGTTCAAAGAGAGATTGCTGCAGCCTATAAAAAAACAAATCCAACAGCAAGAAGAGTAACAAAATCTACCCTTGATGCATTTGCAGCAGCAAATCCAGACATAAAGAAAAAGGCCGAAGAAGCTGCTTTAACTCAAATTTTTGGAACTGCACTTTCTGGAACAGAGAAAAATGGAAACGGTAGCGATAGTGGAGCAGGAAAAACAAAGAGAGATACTTCTTGGCTAGAAGACATTGCACAAAGACTAAAACTTGTTAAAGAAAGCAGTCTAGATGCAACAAAGGCTCTTTCAGAAATTAGAAAGTTTTATGGAACAAAAGATAATGTTAATCCAATGCTTGCAGAACAAGCTGGGGCTATTGATCAAATAAGGGCTGCAGCTAAAAAAGCAGGTATTGTATTAAATGAAGATTTTATTGGAATACTAAAGGGTATGGATCCAGAGCAGTTTAATCTGTGGTCAAAACAATTATTTACCCTTGGTAAAAAGGGAAGAATTACTGGTCTTAAAGATGACTTCCTTAAAATTAATGCTGCCCTAAGAACTCTTACTGCTGGAGAGTTAATTGATAGGACTAAGCAAGAAAATAAAGAAATTCAAAATCAAGTAACAGCCTATAAGATATTAAAAGATGCTAAATATTCTCAGCTTGAAATAGAGAGAATTCTTTCAGACGCTACTATGGCTGGAATGATTGCTGACCAAGGATTTTTAAGTATTTCAGTATCGGAAAGAAAAGATCTCAATGCTGAAATTTTAAAGACTATAAGACTAAAGTCTGAAGAATCTTTAGTATCTTTAGATAAGCAAATTGATAATCTTGAATCACAGGTTGAAGCATATGATATTTTGGCTAAAAAACAAGTAGAGCAAAAGGTCATTTTAGAAGTATTAAAAAATCAAAACTTTGTAAATGCAGTAGTTACTGGTCAAGGCATTGATGATATTATTAGTAAAACACAAAGATACCTAGATCTTCTTGATGTAGTTGCTCAAAAAACAAAATCACAAACAGATCTATTACAAGAACAAATTGATGAAAACCTTGCTGCATTAGACTTGCAAGCAAGAGAATTGCAGAATGCATTTGATCTTAGAACATTCCAGCTAAAGATAGATATTGAAGGTGCCCGTGATGCTGTCAATAGAATTAATGAAAAAATTCAGGCTGAACAAGACAAGATTGATGACATTAATCTTAAGATCAAATATGATCCACAATTTGGAGACTATGTACTTGAAGACTTAAGAGAGCGTATAAGTGATGCACAAAGAGTAATTGAAGAACAGTTTGACAGACCAATATCTGCATTACAAGATAGATCGTCTGTTCTTTCAAATGATCTTGCAATAATGGATAAAGCTGCTGAAGCAATTAATGAAAAGTATGACAAACAAGAAGAAGCTCTTAATAAAATATCACAAATTAATCAGGATATTATTAATCAGCAGAAGTCTCAAATTGGATTGGCTGATGCATTAACACAGGGAGATATTTCTGCTGCTGCAAAGCTTGCACAGGATATGAGGGCTCAAGCTGCAGATGCAGCATCAAGAACAGCTGGAGATGTTTTAGCTGCATCTCGTAAAGCTGAAATTGAAAATCTTCGCTCTTCAAGCGGTATGACAAGAAGGCAGATTGAAGAAGAGCAATTTAAGATTAGCCAAAAGATATTTGATCTTGAGCAACAAAGAAAGATTAATCAAGCAGAAATTCTTAAACTTGAAGATGACCTATATCGTAGACAAGAATTAAGAGAGCAAGCAACTCTTGCAATAAGAGAACATGAAGTAGAGATAGATAGACTACGAAAAGAAGAACTTGCTGATGCAGAAAAAAGATTAAAGGATTTAGAAGACAGGTTGAAAGCAGAAGAAGATCTTTTGAAGAAAGAGCTTGATGCCATTGAGAAAAGAAAACTTGAATGGGAAAAGGCACAGATAGCGCTAGACAAATATAAGCAGACATTGAAGAAAACAGCAGCTGCTGTATTATCAATGGATGATGCTTTAAAGAAAGTTAGTGACTCTGTACAGCTATTAAATATGAGTGCAAAAGTTGCTATTGATACTGGAGTACTAGATCCAATAGATGAAAAACAACTAGATAAAATGCAACAAGATCGTAAGGCTTTAATTGCAGAATATGATAAATTAATGGCTGAATATAATGCTATGCCAGGAGGCAGCGATGCAAACGTTGACAGAAAAGCTCAATTCTTAGAAACAATACAAGCAAGATTCCCACAAGGAAGACCAGAAGAGTTTAAACGGCCAGCATCGCTAACTGGAGACAAAAAGCCAATTACTGTAATGTTTAAAGAACTAAACATAGAAATAAAGTTTTTTGAAGAAAAAATGAGATTTGTTAGAGATTATTTTGAAGAGATTAGAGAAGATGTAGAAGAAATTGTAGAAAATTGGGATTTAATAAGAGAAGATGCAGAAACAATATTAACTACAATACAAGAACTTTCTGCCCTATTTGATACCCTTACCCCACAAGTGCAGGCATTCAAAGATGCAATAGCTGGCCTAGAAACCCCATTAGAAAATATTGCAACAGATACAGAAAGAACTGACAAAGCCTTTACTTCTCTGGTTTCACAGGGTAGTGTATTTACAAATACTATCACTACAATTCAAGGTATAGTAGCAACATTAGCTGGAGAATTAGAGGCCGCATTTGCAGCGGTATCTGCAATTACAAAAGAAATACAATCATGGGATACAACTGTAACAACTAGACACGTAATAGAAGTTGAATATAAGTATTTAAATCAGGGACCAGGAATTGGCGCTGTCCCTGGAAGTATGTATGGTGGAAAGATAAAGAACTTTAATTATGGTGGTAAAGCTTCATATTATAATAATGGAAAATTAATTTCATATAAGCCAATTGGATCAGATACCGTCCCAGCAATGCTAACTCCAGGGGAATTTGTAATTAATAAAGCAGCATCTAAAGAATTTTATCCATTATTAAATGCTATTAATAATAGTAAGTTCCCATCAATACTTTCTAAGAATTTCAGCGATGGTGGATCAGTAGCAACAAATAGAAATATGCCAACATCGTTTAAAAATAATTTTGGACAGGTTGTAAGAGGTTTAGATAAAGGTAAGGGTGGCATTGGCGGAGCTGTAAGCGCCATGGCAAAAGATATGAAGCCAAGAACAATGGTACAGTTACCAATGGCCAATACTACATTTGTTGAACCAAAATATTCTACTCTTTCTCCAACTACTATATCAAATACTGCTATAAATACATCACCTATAACAAACAGCAGCAACAACGTGTATAATTATAGTGTTGGAGTAAATGTTGCAGGAACCTCAGTTGATGCACAATCAATTGCTAGGGCCGTAATAGATGAAATTAAATATGCAGACTCTCAAAGAATTAGGAGCATAAGGTCATAATGACAACATCGGCGTACATGCTTGGAAGAAAAAGGTACCAAAGACCTCAAGCAGTTCTCTGGTCTGAAAATTCAGGGACACTAACAGATGGATTTTATGTTCCAAATGGGTATGAAATAGGCGCTGCAATTCCAGAAAATACAGATCCGATATTGACTAATCAATTTTTAATATTGTCTGACCACAATAGAGGAGAAATTAATTTTCAAACACAGAGGTTAGAACAGCGTCAAAGAACAATAAATGGAAGAATGAGATCTTATCATATTGCAGATAAATTAACAATATCTTGGGCATGGAATAATTTACCATCAAGATCTTATTTTGAAAATGCTGAATTTGATGAAGAAGGTAAATCTCAATATTTTAATAAAAGCAATGAAGAATATACTGCAGACGGTGGCGCAGGAGGAGTTCAAATATTAGATTGGTATGAAAATCATAAAGGACCATTTTGGATGTATCTTTCATACGATAAATACTCTAACTTTGGTACAACTAACAGTGCATACGAAAATTTAAATAAGTATAGCCAAATTATTCAAGTATATTTTGCTGACTTTAATTATTCTGTTGTAAAAAGGGGCGGTAGCAACTTTGACTTTTGGAATATAACGGTATCTCTGGAAGAGGTTTAAATGTTTATTAGTGAAGCATTGAAAACCCATTTTGAAACTTCTGCAACTGTTAGATTAAATTCTTTAGTTCTTGCAGAATGGAATATGAATATACCAGATAATATATATAAACTTGGCAACTATAGATACCGACCAACTACTCAGAGTTCTATATATTATAATCTTCCACAATCATTTGATCCATTAGATATTGGTAACTATTATACTGGTGGAACAGACGCCGATGTTACAATAGTTGGAGGAGTTACTGATGAAAATACTCCACAGTTATTTACACTTCCTAAAGAAAAAAATAAACTACTATATTCTTTAGATGACTGTACAAAACCATTTAGACCTCGCTCTGGAATTAATAAAGCCTTATATTTAGATGGAAAGTTTTTAGCAAATTCTGGAGAAAGAATATCAGAACGACCTAGATATTATATGCCTTCTAGGTACGATCAATTTAAGTATTGGAGTTCATATAGAACTGAAAACAATGTTGAACGTGGCATAGCTAAAAACATAGTTAATGATTTATATTATATAGATGATGCTGTTCCTTTTGTAGTATATAAAGAAAATGTTCCAACAAATAGACTTGTAGTTAAAATGCAAACAAATATAGGATCTGTTGATCTTGGACCATTTAGCACTCAGAGTGGTCAAATTGCAGATCCATTATTTGGTAATCAAAATAAGACTACTCCATCAAGATGGAAAATTCAAAAGTTAGTTAACAATACTTGGTCCGATTTATATTCTTTTAATGAGAACACAACTAGATCAGATGGAACCCCTATTATTGAATCAGATGGATATGTAGAACTTCAATATGGTTTAATAATTCCAGAACAATATGAAAATATATTTGTATTTGCTGAAACTCTATCGTCAACTACTCTTTTACCAGAATCATCTATAATAGGTTATTCATACTTAGTGATAGATAATGAAAATGATGTTGGAGCATTTTATATATGGAACGGAGATACCTATGAGTCTTTTATACCAACATATGGGTGGTCTCTTGTTGAAGGAGAAATCAATAGAAACACAAATTATGTAACAGACTTTACTTCTCCTAAAAAATTTATAAGTGAGCAGGCTGGTCCAGGTGTACTTGGTGGTATTGATGCTCCTACTCCAAAAACGGTATATAGAGAATTTGAATATATTCGTGGTATTCGTATAGTAGTAGATACTATGAATAAAATTAATTCATGCTTTGATCTTATTGAGTTTTCTCCAAGACTAATAGCAAACATATCCGATAAAGTTGTTGACTATAGAATTACTAAGATATTGTCTGACTTATCATCTTCTTCATTGCCAGTTGGACAACTATTGGCATCAAATGGAGAAATACAGATTTTTGATGATGATCAAGCGTTTAATCAAAATAATACTAATAGCATAATATCTAAATATGTAGATAAAAATATTAAGTTTAATTTTTATGAAATAATTATAAATGTAAGTGGATTTGATTATTATGTACCAATTAAAACTTTGTACTCAAATGGTTTTCCACAGGCAGACTTTACTGCTGGAACACTTGCAATAAGCCTTAGAGATTTTTATTTCTTTTTAGAATCAATGCCAGCTCCAAGATTATTAATGACTAATACATCTTTAAGTATGGCGGTTTCAACTTTGTTAGACTATATCGGTTTTTCTAATTATACATTTAAAAGATTAACCAACCAAGGACTATTACAGGTAGTAGAATTAGATCCAATTATTCCATACTTCTTTGTTGCTCCAGATCAAAACGTAGCACAGGTTCTTAACCAACTAGCCTTAGCAACTCAGTCTGCAATGTTCTTTGATGAATATAATAATTTTGTTGTGATGAGTAAAAACTATTTATTGCCAGGGGAGGGAGATAGGCCCATAGATTTTGTTTTATTAGGAAACAATAATCAATCAGATACTGGAGTAGTAGAAAATAATCCTTCTAATAATATTCCAAATATTTTATCTATCGCATCTCAAGATAAAAAAGTTTATAATGATGGAAGAATTAATTTTACAACTAGATATATTCAAAGGTCTTATGGTAATTTACGACAAGCCTTGATGGTAGATGCAGAAAAAACTTGGATATATAAGCCAGCACTTTTATGGGAAGTTTCAGGAACGGAATATACAAAAACAATAAATGAGGTTGCTGCACAGCAGGGCAATTATGTGTTAGGTGCGATGCCAATTAATTCGGATTTAACTAATGCTGTTCCTTTTGTAGAAAATGGAGTAGTTAAAAATAATGTTATTGATCTTGGAGAAAACGTATATTGGCTTACTAGATATAATGGATATTTTTATGCAAACGGAGAAGTAATAAGATATGATGCTGCACAATTTAATATTACTGGCACTGGCAATGTTTGGATTAGTAGCAATCAAGAATATCAAAAATACTTTGCTTCTCTTCCATTTAATGGAAAGATATATCCAACTGGATTGGTAAGAATTTACTCTGTACCTTTCTATGAAACAGTTGATGGAATTGATAGACTTCAGTCAGGAGCTGTTGAAAAGCATGGTCGTGGACAGTTTGGAACACCAGTTGTTAATCATTCAGCTGGCTTAAATGATTATTGGTCTAATAATAGTTATGTACGAGGATGTACAATGAGATCAGATCTATTGTTTTATACTAAGTTTAATTTAGATTTTAATATAACTGGAGTATCCTCAAGTGGAGCAATTTTAACTATGTTAGATATTGCAGGTCTTGAAATAGGACAGTACGTTAAGATAGTAGCAGGCCCAGGAGAATTGGGTGGTACTACAACAGTTACTGCTATTAATACAATACCAGATCCAGTAACAAAATTATATTCTGTAACAATAGATGTTGCTCCAACAGTACCACTTTCTGGCACAACAGTTAATTTTTCTAAGCTTCCAGCAACAACAATAGGATATGCTGGAGACGCAGCAACAGATCCAGCCACAGCAAAAGAAATGACACGTAATGGAATTATTAAAAACTTTATGGCAACAAGTTATTTGTCTGATGGAGATGTTAATAAATTAAAGTCAACACAAACAGCAACGGTTCAATCTTCTGCATTAGTAATGAATGGACCATCTTTTAAAACAAATACTAATCCACTAAATTTTGTTTCTTATGTTTATAAATCTTTAAATAATGCATATAAAACTTTTGGTACAAGAATGAGAATAATTGGCAAGATAGAGACTGATGAGAACAGAGTTCAAACGCCAATAGGCAGTACACCGTATTATCAAGTTACTGGGTCATCACCTGATAAAAATATTAGCATAGGTGGAGGGTCTGGTGGTCTTGCTGTTTTATTAAATCCAGAAACAAATAATGGATATTATTTTGAAATAACAGCACTAACAGAAACTAATATTGACTCATATTTAAACTTAGATCAAACTGGTCAGGGAACAATTCAAATCAATAACGTTGTATTTTATAAAATTAAAAAGAATCAATCAAACAATGAAGCAATTCCAATTAAATTATGGGGCGGACTTGCCAATATAATTGTTGATGATGGAAGGTTTACTGGACAGTATAGGTTTGTTGGTGAAGAAAAACCAACAGTATATGATTTATCAGTAGAATACGAAGATGTTGGATCAACACGAAGATTCTTTTTATATTTAAATAATAAATTAATTCAGGTAGTAGATGATACGGATCCACTTCCAATTTATAATAACATGGCTTTATTTGTTCGTGGATCTTCAAGATGTATGTTTGAACATATATATGCAATTGCTGCAAACTATTCACAAAATACTGTAGCAACAGTTTCTCCAGTTATATCAGATGTATTTGGTAGAACTCAGGAATCTAAAACTTATTATAAAAATGATGAGCGTTGGGGAAGTAATGAAATAAATGTTAATGAATCATTTAGAAAATATGCAATGAGTGGTGTTGTTCAGTCAACATACCTATCTGGAATAAGTGCACAACAACCACCAAAATATAATATTTATTTTGATGAGTTTGGAACAATCATGCGTGAATGTTCTTATTTTGATATTAAATATGATAGATCATATCCAGCCTTATATGCAAAACTATCTCCTACTTTTAATAGAATTAAAGGATACACCGTTTCTGGATTCCAAGCTGATTCATATGGCGCAGAATTTTTAATATTTAATGCTACAGATACAGCTTTAAACTTAGATGAAACAACTGGAAATTATTTAAGAATACAGGGAGTAACCTTTACACAAGATACTTCATACGAACTAACGGTAGATCAATATTTTAATAAAAAGAGCAGCTTCTCAGACCCTGAGTTACAAGGAAGTTCTCTGATTACATCTCCACTAGTAGAAAAAGAAAAGTATGACAAAATTAGATTAAGTAGATTAAATTATGGAACTAGTGAGTTTTCTTTAGATAGTATTTATATACAGACACAAGATGATGCAGATGCTTTAATGGGATGGCTAATTGATAAAACAATGGTGCCTAAAAAATCAATAGGTATTGATCTTTTTGCAATTCCAACAATACAGCTTGGAGATATAGTAACTATTAACTATAAAAATGAAGATGGATTAGATTTGGTAGTTCCAGACACAACTAGGTTTATAGTATATAATATGGAGTATGCAAGATCTTTGGAAGGTCCTAAAATGACACTGTTTTTGAGTGAGGTGTAAAGTGATATATACTAATCAACTTATTGATGGTGGCGGAGATCCAGATGCAAATATTGATCTCAATAATTTATTAGATACAGGGATAACTGGAGAAACAAATACTAGCACAGCAAATACTAGTACAGCATCTACAGATAGTGATCTTATTAAAGCAATGAATGATGCTATTAATGCAGCAAATGAAGAAATTGTTGGCGCAAAAGAACTTATAGATTCATATTTAGCAATATACGGAACTGATGCTTGGTATTCTCTTAGTGTTGCAGAAAGATCTGAATTAAGAACTGCAGCATATAATGCTCAAATAGTCGTAGCACAAGGCATTAAGCCTACCCCACCACCTCCAGATGCAAACTATATATATGAATATGTTTGGAGAACTGATGTTGGATCAACCTCTACAAATTATAGCGGACGATGGGTTTTAGTTAGATTCCCAAATCTTGCAGGAATAAGTGGCGGATCCACTGGATTTACTGGAGGTGGATTTACTGGAGGTGGATATACTGGAGGTGGATATACTCAACCACCAACTCCTCCTCCACCACCGCCTCCACCACCACCTGTTCCTGTTAAAAGCGCATCTATAGATAGCATTTTGTTTGATCAAGAGGATGCTTTGCCTGTAGAAATTATGGCAGATTTAATATTTGAAGATATTGGCGGGGAAGAGTTAATAAACATTGCAAGAAATGATACTATTAATGGTCAACCTGTTATATATCAACCAATTAAAAATTTAAGTCAAGTTTATCAAGAGTATAATCCTAATAATATCCTTATTGTAAGAAATACATCTGATAAATACTTTGAAAATTTTCCTATTAAATTTGAACAAAAAATTCCTTCTAATCCTACAGGTCCATCAGATTCAAATGTATATATAGATTATAATGGAGACTTAGTTATAGAGGCTATTAACCTTGCAGCAGATGAGCAAATAGAGCTACAGATTATGATAAATGGTACAATATATGAGGTAGAACTATGATTACGAATACTGGTAAAAATATAATTGGTAAATACCTGCTTGGTCAGGCTCCCGCTTATGCTTCCTATATAGCCGTAGGCTGTGGACCAAAACCATTACCCACCATAGAGCCATATGGAGATTACTCAAATAAAGAAAATCTTGACTTTGAAATGTTTAGAATTCCTATTTCATCACGTGGATTTGTGAATGATGCAGGAATAGAGAAAATAGTTTTTACGGCACAGATGCCTACAGAAGAAAGATATGAAATAACAGAAATAGGAATATATTCAGCTGGGTCCAATCCGTCTGCTGGCGCATATGATAGCAAAACATTACTGGCATTTACTCAGGGAGAAAACTGGCAATACCATACAGAAACAACGGCGGTAGCAATACCATCAATACCAGAACCATTAGATGATCCTCTTGGGGATAATGTAATTGCAACAACCAACAAAGTGTTTCAGACTAATGCAGACAACTTAATATTCTTTAATCCAAGCCGTGCAGATAGATATGAACGTTGTAGATTTTTAAATAATATGATATTGGTTAGAGGAGATGATGCTAACCTAGTAGTAGATACAAATCCTGGACCTTCTCAAGGACACTTTTTAATAGAAGATGTTTCTGTTGGAGTTCCTTCAAATCACATACATCTAACCTCACCAAATATAGATCTATCAAAAAATTCTCCAATAGATGAATTAAGATTGGCTTTTTCTCTTATTAGTAAAGATGGAGATTCAATAAGCGTACCAGAAACAGTAAAAATATTAGTTGACTTTGCATCAACAGATGAACAAAGCGTTGGTGAGTTTGCAAGGTTTGAAATAAATATGGAAAATGGAGACGGTACTGGTGGAACATATGATTTTGCTAATAATAGATATTATATTGCAACAACACAATTACAAAATTTATATCAAACACAAGGATTTACTTGGAACTCTGTAACAGTTGTAAAAATATATGCATCAATTATAGATGCTGGATCTCCGTCAGATCAATATTATATAGCGTTTGATGCTTTAAGATTAGAAAATATTGCTAAAACCAATTCATTATACGGTCTTACTGGATATTCTGTTATTAAAAATGATGATGCTACAACAATTATAAAAAACCCAAATACTAATAATTATATTGAGTTTAGATTTAACATAGGAGTTTCATAATGGCAGATGAAGTTGTTAAAAAACTTAGAGTTCCAGCTTCAGAATTACCTCCATTAAATATTAATAATCAAGCATTTATTCTTCGTTATAGGTTTGTATCTGAAGATAAAAATAGATTGTCTCATTGGTCTCCAATATATACACTAATACCAGCTTATACTTTTGCTTCTGGAAATATAGAAATAGTATTAACATAGGATTATAAATGCCAATTATTAATATAAGCTGGGATCCTTCAATAGTTTTAAAAAACGCTGATAGCGTAACTGATATTATAAATAAAGAACTTACATCTAATTTAGCTACATTAACTACATCTGGTGCTCACTATATGGCTAAGGGAGACTGGGTAACTATTCAGGATGTAGACGCTATATTTGACGGTACATATGAAATTATATCTGTTACTACAAATACATTTAGTTATTATAAAAATAATACAAATATAACTTTAGAGCAAGTATCCCCACCTGGGATATATATAAGAAATTCTACTGTTAATGAAATTAAGCAATATGATCTTTGGATAAAATGGGATAGAGTTGATGATCCAAATGGGGAATGGTCTTATAAAGGTAGAATTCCAAATAATACATCTTCTTTTCCAGTACCAGCTTTTTATGTAAAAAATGAAGAGGTCCAGCCACTTCCTCCAGATAGATTTAGCGTAGAGGTTTACGCTGCTGGTTATCCAATTCAAAGAGGAGAAGGTATACCAGGAGATCCAGGTTCACCATTATTAAAATTATATCAATCTATATCTGGAGCAGCCAACTATACAATACAATTTAATGGAAATGGAAATACATCTGGATCTACACCATCATCAGATATAGCACTAGCTGGTTCAACAATAATTATTCCTTCAGGAGATACACTAGTTAAAACAGATTATACATTTTTAAGTTGGAATACATCTTCTGATGGCACTGGTACAACTTATTTTCCTGGAGACGAAGTTGTTGTTGCTGATGGATTTACTTTATATGCACAATGGAGTCCTTGGACAATAGGATCTTTACCAGTAGATACTTCTGGGAATAATGATGTTTTTGAGGGATGGTATTCAACATATGCAGAAAATAAATTTGTTCTGCTTGGAAATGCAAATAATGGCGATAGCTATTGCATAGTATCAACAGATGGAGAAAATTGGACTAACGGAACAGTTCCAGCTTATGGTCCAGGATTTCCTGGTTATGGATGGCAGTCTGTAGTTAATGGATCTGGAACTTTTGCTGCTGTTGCTAAATATGGAGGTGGATATTCTGCAGATGGAGAAACTTGGAGCGATTCTTCTAGTATATATAGCATATATCCTGGAATTAACTGGGGATCCATTACATATGGAGGTAGCAATTTTGTAGCAGTAAATAAATCTTCAAATAATGAGTGTGTTGCATATTCAGCAGACGGCGACACCTGGACATTGTCAACTTCTTTATCGTACCCAGATCCTAATGCTTATGCTGCTTTTCCAAATGCTGTTGCTTATGGCAATGGAGTTTTTATTGCAGTATCTCGTGGTTTTAATTCATGTTTAAAATCTACTGATGCAATAAATTGGACAGCATTTAATTCCCCATTAACAGGAAGTGTTAGTGGTGATACAAATGAAATATATTCATGTCCAAGAATTATTTTTGGTAATGGTATATTTTTAATGATAGGGCACTCTGAGTTTGCTACATCAGCAGATGGAGACACTTGGACAGTTATTGAAAATCCATTTACATTCCAAAATATATATGATGAAACAAACTATTATTCATTTGGATATTTTGGAGAATGGAATAATCGTGGAGCTATAGCATTTGGAGACGGGAAATTTTTAATTATGTCACAAGCAGAAGTAACAGTTAGTGAAGAATTGTCTATATCTTGTGCATTTTCAACAAATGGATCAACCTGGAGTTCAATACAAATGAATCCATCAGACTTTAATACAACAAATGCTATTGGTGGACTAAACAATCCATGGTATTCAGGTGTATATAATAATGGAAAATTCTATATGTTTAGTGGAGCATCTGTAGCAAAAATATTGTCGTCAAATTTAACGGCATAGGCATTATATATAGTATAATATAATAAAGGAGAAAAATGGCAATAGTACCACTACCAGAACGAGGTCAGCCTTTAGATGTTACATATATCTATCAGCTAGCTGAAAGTATAAATAATATAGCTACACAGGTATCTTCGGCTACCTTTAACTACGCTAGCATTGAAACTGTTAGCGCAGGAAAGCAAAATATTAAAACATCAGATATGCGTGTTATTGGAGGATATGTACAGGTTGCTAACAACTCTACTGTAAGCGCTGGAAATGATAAAACATTCTCCTATGACTTTCCATCTGATTTTAAATATGCCCCAATTGTTACAGCAACTGCTGTTAATATTGGCGGTACACCAGCAGGACAAAATGTTACAGTTATTTTAAGAAGCGTTACAACATCAAAGATTGACGGTATTGTAAGGTTTAATGCATCGGGAGATTTGTCTTTAGCAGTTAACCTAATTGCTATTGGTATACCAAACTAAGAAGGCTAACTGTGCTAAATTGTAAAAAGTGTAGGGGTAGAATGTTTGTTGATAGACAATATTCAACAATCATGCATCTAGAAACATATTGTATTCAGTGTGGATCAAGAACTTTTTATCATCCACCTTCTGAGAGTTTGGAGGGTTTATGGCTTTTGGACCAAGAAAACTTGAGAGCAAAGACTACAATAACCAGCCTATAATATCTGGTAATAAAAAAATTTGGTTTTTAAATGGTGACTTAGTTAGATTTCACCATAGTTCAAGATCAACTGGTATGGTAACTGTTTATAATATTACAAAAGATAGATTAGAAACATGCTTGCGTTCTGATTTTAGAAAACATAGAGAAAAAGCATATACTGTATCAGAAACTTCAAAACTTGTCAATAGGCATCGTAAATATTTTCCATCACTAATTAAACGAGGAGTCATTCCTCCACCTATGGGCGCACAAGTTGGCGGTACAAGAGAATGGCAAATAAGAGCATATTATTCCGAATCGCAAGTAAAAGAGATACGTGATATACTGGCAAGTATACATATTGGTAAACCAAGAAAAGATAATTTAATAACAAATAATTTAACTCCTACAAGCCAAGAGTTGACAAGGAGAACTGGCAGTGGTATACTAATTTATACAAAAACTGAAGACGGCAGGTTTATACCTGTTTGGGGAGAGAGCATTAATTAGCCTATGAAGGAGGCAGTGGTGGAAGAAAGAAATGAAACAAAGGTATCTGTAACACTTGGATATACACTTAATCTAGGTAACTTTCAATCTTTGAGAGTTGATCTTGGAATTGTAGATCATGTTCGTGATGGAGAAACAACAAACGATGCAATGAATCGTGTATACGATTTTGTTGAAGCTAAGGTTGTTGAAAAGGTTCAAGAAGCAAAATCAGAGATCGCTGAGGAGTAATTATGGCAGACCGCAAAGACCGTATGGCTTTGCTCAGTCGCTACAATAAGCTTCATTTGCAGAGATACGAGCAAAAGTCTAATCTCAATTTAAATGTTGAACAATGGGCTGCTGATGCACTCGTTGAGTCATATGGGCTTCCAGTATGTTATGATTTATTAGATTTTTATTTTAGTATATCAACAACACCATCGTGGAGCATCTTTGCATATAAGGCACATGAACTTTTTAATAGCAAAAATGCTATACAGGAAGATATTAAAGAAAGACAAGAGCGTAGAAAGTTGGCTAGGAAGTGGTTAAGTGAGTAATACAGAGGCAAAAGTTATATCTGCGGTACTTGAGGATAAACAAGTACATGTTTTATTACAGGCCAATATAGATGGCATTCTTAGAACACATAATGATGTATGGAATTTTATTAAGCGTTATGCAGAAACAAATGGAACAGTGCCTCCAGTTACCTTGGTCGTAGAAAAATTTAGAGACTTTGTTCCAGTACAGGGTGTTGGAACTACAAAACATCACTTAGAAGAATTACAGTCAGACTATCTAAACGATAGCCTCAAAGATATTATTCGCAATGCTGCTACAGAGGTTCAGGGTGGTCAGGGAGTAAAAGCTTTAGAGCAATTAATTACAAAAACATCAGAACTAAAAAAGAATACATCTGCTATTCGTGATATTGATGCAACAGATATAGACTCTGCTATTGCATATTTTGAAAATGTAAAAAAGCAACAAGAACTTGGTAAGATTGGAATTAAAACAGGCTTGCCAGGGTTTGACAATTACCTTCCTTCAGGAATTATGCCAGGTCAACTAGGTATCTTCCTGGCATATCCAGGTATTGGCAAATCCTGGCTTGCTCTTTACTTTGCTGTACAAGCATGGAAACAGGGCAAGACACCAATGATCATAAGCTTAGAAATGTCAGAGACAGAAGTTCGTAATCGTGTATTTGCAATTATGGGCGAAGGTTTATGGTCACATCGTAAAATATCAAATGGTGATATTGAAATAGATATGTTAAAGAAATGGCATGAAAGTAGAATTGTTGGAAAGCCACCTTTTCATATTATTTCAAATGATAGTGGTGGAGAAATTAATCCATCAGTTATTCGTGGAAAGATTGATCAGTACCGCCCAGACTTTGTTGTAGTAGATTATCTACAACTAATGGCACCAAACCAAAAGTCTGATAATGAAACTGTACGTATGAAGAATCTTTCTCGTGAGTTAAAACTTATGTCAATTAGTGAAGAGGTTCCTATTATTGCAATTTCGTCTGCTACTCCAGATGATGTTACTAATATGAGCACTGTTCCAACTCTAGGTCAAACTGCTTGGTCAAGACAAATTGCCTATGATGCTGACTGGGTTTTGGCATTAGGCAGGGCAACCAATAGTGATATAATTGAATGTGCATTTAGAAAAAATCGTAACGGATTTATGGGAGACTTTTTAATACAAGCAGACTTTGACAAAGGATATTACAAATACAAAGATTACGAAGATAAAAATGTTTAAAGATATATATACAACACAGCAAATACACAGAGTATTAACAGGCGCAGGAATAGATGTAGAAGCAGAATACGGAACTGACTATATCATATTTTGTCCATATCATAATAATAATCGCACACCTGCTGGAGAAGTATCAAAAGAATCTGGACTGTTTTTTTGTTTTGGTTGTCAAACAACAAAAAATCTAACAGAGTTAATTATGCATACTACAGGCAGAACATATTTTGAATCTATTAGATATATTAAAAGCAAAGAGATTGAGACTGATCTTGAAGCGGTAGTTAACAAAGCTCTTTATGCTGCCCCTGATTTTGTTCAGTATGATGAGCTACTTATAAAAAGACTTAACAAGCAGGCAATAGAATCTCCACGTGCTATATCATATTTTGAAGGAAGAAGAATTACAAAAGAGTCTATAATTAAATTTGATTTAGGATACTCAGAAAAGCAAGACTCTGTTGTTATTCCAATGCAATCTCCAGACGGTATGACAATAGGATTTGTTGCAAGAACAATAGAAGGAAAAGAATTTAAAAATACTCCAGGACTACCAAAGAGTAAAATATTATTTAATCTACATAGAATAAAATCATCAAAGGTTGTATATGTTGTTGAATCATCTTTTGATGCAATCAGATTGGATCAAGTAGGATTCCCAGCAGTAGCTACGCTGGGTGCTAATGTTTCATCAAGTCAGATGAAACTATTAGAAAAGTACTTCAACAATGTTGTACTTGTAGCAGATAATGATGAAGCAGGCTCAATTATGGCTGACCGCCTAACTGAGAAATTAGGGTCACTAATAACAGTAATCAAATTAGATAAACAATATAAAGACATTGGCGATATGAATGATGATGCTATTAGACAACTTGAATACTCATTTGACAACTCTATCATTGCTATGCTAAAATAGAAAAACTTATATAAGGAGAAAAAATGACAATAGTAAAAGGGCTTAAAAACATCAACGCATTAGTTGAAAAGCCAAAATATGAAAACACTGGAACAAAAATCCGTTGGGTAAAACTAGCTGACGGACAAGCAGCAAAAATTCGTTTTGTAAATGAATTAGACTCAGACTCAGCAAATTATAGTGAAGATCGTGGTCTTGCTGTTGTAGTATCAGAGCATACAAATCCTAAAGACTACAAGCGTAAAGCAGCTTGTACACAAGAGACTGAGGGCCGTTGCTTTGGTTGTGAAATGGCACGTAAAGAACCAAAAAGCGGTTGGAGGGCACGTCTTCGTTTCTATACAAATGTACTAGTAGATGATGGTACAGAAGATCCATATGTTGCAGTATGGTCACAAGGAATTAGCAAGCAGTCTGCATTTAATACAATTCGTGAATATGCACTAGAGACTGGTAGCATTTCAAATTTGGTATGGAAGCTAAAGCGTAATGGACAGGGAACAGAAACAAACTATACCCTTATTCCATCCACACCAGATTCTGAACCATTTAAGTGGGATAGTAAAGAATTCTTTAATCTAGAAAAAGTAGTTCGTGAGGTGCCGTATCCAGAACAAGAAGCATTTTATTTTGGATTTGATACTCCATCTGTAACTTCAACAAACATTGACTGGTAATCAATGAATTATATTGGGCTTCATGTCCACACCCATTATTCTCTAATGGACGGTGTGGCTACTCCGCAGGAATATGTAAATAGGGCAGTTGAACTTGGAATGCCAGGAATTGCCATTACAGACCACGGAACCCTGTCTGGGCACCGTGAGATGTACCGTATTGCTAAAGAGGCTGGCATTAAGCCCATATTAGGCATAGAAGGCTATATGACAAGCGATATGGCTGACAAGAGAGCAAAGGCAGACCGCACTGATCCTCTTGATCAAAATTATCATCATATAGTCCTTCTTGCCAAAAACCAACAAGGTTTAGAAAATCTTAATAAGATTAATGAAATTGCTTGGACTGATGGATTTTTTAGTAAGCCAAGATTTGATTTTGCAACACTAGAAAAATATAAAGAGGGCCTTATTGTAACCTCCGCATGTTTGAGTGGATGGGTTGCAAAGGCGGTAGAATTAGATGAACTTGCTATTGCTAAGAAACATATTAAATGGTTTAAAGATACCTTTAAAGATGATTATTATATTGAAGTAATGCCACATAATCCTGAGAATGTAAATAAAGGATTAATTGAATTAGCTAAATCTATGGATGTAAGGGTAGTTGTTACTCCAGATTGTCATCATTCCGATACAACTCAAAAAGAGATTCAAGAGTTGATGCTTATTCTAAATACTCATGCAAAATTACAAAAAGATGTTACATATGATAAGTCAAAAAAGTATAAAGATATAATGGAGCGCCTAGATTATCTATATGGCGCAGATCGTCAAATGTCTTTCCGCTCATTTGATATCCATCTTCTTTCATATGAAGAGATGAAATCTTCTATGGCAAAGCAGGGTATAGAAAATGAAGAAATGTTTGCTAGCACTATGGATATCTTTAATAAGATAGAGGATTATGATATTAAATCTGGACTTAATTTACTACCAGTTCAATATAGAAATCCTATGGAAGAGTTACGCAAATTAGCATGGGAATCATTAGAAGAAAAACATTTAACATCTTCATGGCTTGGAAATGATATTTATGAAGTAAGACTTGAAGAAGAATTAAATATTATTGGCGAAAAGAACTTTGGACCATACTTTCTTGTAGTACGAAATATGATTAACTGGGCAAAGAAAGAAGGAATCATGGTAGGTCCAGGTCGTGGATCTTCAGCTGGTTCATTGCTGTGTTATCTAATAGGCATTACTGATATTGATCCAATTCAACATGGTCTTTTGTTTTTCCGATTTATTAATCCAGAGCGTAATGACTTTCCAGATATTGATACAGATATTCAAGACTCTCGTCGTGATGAGGTTAAAGATTATCTTGTTAGACAGTATCGCCACGTTGCTTCTATTGCAACATTCTTAGAATTTAAAGATAAAGGTGTTGTAAGAGATGTTGCTCGTGCACTTAATATTCCATTGCCAGATGTAAACAAAGTATTAAAGACTGTTGATACTTGGGATGATTTTTGTACTTCAAAAAATTCTGCTTGGTTTCGTGAGAAATATCCAGAAGTTGTGATGTATGGAGAGCAGTTGCGTGGGCGTATTCGTGGTACTGGTATTCATGCTGCTGGTGTTGTAACAAGCAAGGAGCCTATATTTAAGTATGCTCCTATGGAAACTCGTAATGTGACAGGGGCTGATGATCGTATCCCAGTTGTGGCGGTAGATATGGAAGAAGCTGAGAGAATAGGGCTAATTAAAATAGACGCTCTTGGATTAAAAACCCTTAGTGTTCTTAAAGATACTCTTGATATTGTTGAAGATAGATATGGCAAAAAAATAGATCTATTGAATATTGATATGGATGATAAAAATGTTTATCAAATGCTTTCTGATGGATACACAAAAGGTGTTTTCCAATGTGAAGCAACGCCATATACAAACCTATTGGTAAAAATGGGTGTTAAAAATCTTGCTGAACTAGCAGCATCAAATGCTTTAGTTCGTCCAGGTGCTATGAATACAATTGGAAAAGACTATATTGCTCGTAAACATGGTCGTCAAAATATTGATTACTTACATCAAATATTAAAGCCATTTACAGAAGAAACATATGGATGTATTTTGTATCAGGAGCAAGTTATGCAGGCTTGCGTACAGCTAGGTAATATGACTATGGCTGAAGCAGATAAAGTACGTAAAATTATTGGAAAGAAAAAAGATGCAAAGGAATTTGATGTATTCAAAGATAAGTTTATTAAAGGGGCTTCTCAGTATATTGCTCCTAACGATGCTCTTGATTTATGGCATGACTTTGAAGCGCATGCGGGATATTCGTTCAACAAGAGTCATGCGGTTGCTTATTCTACGCTCTCGTATTGGACGGCGTGGTTAAAATATTATTATCCAATTGAGTTTATGTTTGCACTATTAAAAAATGAAAAGGACAAAGATGCTAGAACTGAATACCTTATTGAAGCAAAGCGAATGGGGATATCAATTAAATTACCGCACATTAACGATTCTGATATTGATTTTAAAATTGAAGGTAAGGGAATTAGATTTGGTCTTAGCGCAATTAAATTCATCTCCGAAAAAATTGGGGAAAGATATATTAGCGCAAGACCTTTCAATTCGTATAAAGAGGTTGAAGAGTTTACTTTTACAAAAGGAAACGGAGTAAATAGTCGTGCACTTCAAGCAATGAATGCTATTGGTGCACTTACATTCCAAGACAACCCAACAGATCAGGTTAAGGTTAAAGAAAATCTATACGAGTATCTAAATCTTCCTGAATTTAATATTTCAATACCACAGCACTATTATGCATATATTAATGATATTGAAGAATATGAAGAAAAGGGTGCGTTCATTTTGATGGGTATGGTAAAATCAATTAAGAGATCTAAAGGGTGGTCAAGAGTAGAGTTGCTAGATAAAACTGGAAGCGTGGGAATATTTGATGAAGAAAATACCACTGTTGAAGCTGGTCGTTCTTATATTATTCTTGCAAATGATAATAGGGTTGTATCTGCAGTTCCTGTTGATGAAATAAAAGAATCCAAAGATCCACTAGTAAAGTTTTTAAATTATAAAATGTTGCCATACAAAGATGATGAAATGTTTGTTGTTTCTTTTAAACCAAGAACAACAAAAGCTGGTAAGAAAATGGCATCATTAACGCTTGCAGATGCAGGTCGTGAATTACATGCCGTTACTGTATTTCCGACAGCATTTCCAAAAGCATATATGAATGTAGAGCCAGGAAATATATATAGATTTACCTTTAGTAAAACAAAAGATGGAACAGTAATAATGGAGGATGTAGCAAATGTTGGATGATTTAGCAATGGAATTACATAGTGTAGCAAAAGAAAAAGGATTTTGGCCTGAAGAGGTTGATGATATTTTTATTGCAAAGCAATGCATGATGATTGTTTCTGAGGTAACAGAATTAATGGAAGCAATACGTAAAGATAAGGGCGAACAAGAAGTTGCTTTGGAAACTGCAGATATACTTATTAGAACTTTAGATCTTTATGATGGGTTAGTTCAACATGGATATACAACAGTATCCTTAGACTATGCCTTACAGCATAAAATGGGATATAACAAAACTAGACCAGAAAAACATGGAGTAAGATTCTAATGACTGTAACTATAGAAGATGTATTATCACAACTAAATCCAAAATTACGTAAAAGCGTTATGTCTGGTGATTCTGTTCCAGAAACTCAATATGCAGAAACACCAAGCTTTGGTCTTAATCGTGCCCTTAATGGTGGACTACCGTATGGTCGTCAAGTATTAATTTGGGGAAGTAAGTCAAGCGCTAAGTCCTCTATGTGCCTTCAAACAATTGCATTAGCACAAAAAGAAGGCAAGATCTGTGCATGGATTGATGCAGAAATGTCATATGATAAAACTTGGGCAGAAAAACTTGGTGTTGATACATCAAAATTAATTGTTTCTCAGGCAAGAACTATAAATGAAATGGTTGATATAGGTGTAAACCTAATGGAAGCTGGAGTTGATATTATTGTTGTTGATAGTATTACATCTTTACTTCCAGCTATTTATTTTGAAAAAGATTCTGATGAACTTAAACAGCTTGAAAATACTAAACAAATTGGTGCAGAATCAAGAGATTTTAGTAATGCTTGGAAGATGCTTAACTATGCAAATAATAAAGTAAAACCTACTTTGCTTATTCTTATAAGCCAGTCTCGTAATAATATCAGTGCTATGTATACTAGCCAGCAGCCTACGGGTGGTCAGGCTACTAAATTTTATTCCTCTACGGTGATAAAACTATTTTCATCAGAGTCAGACAATCAAGCAATCAAAGGAAAAATTAATGTTGGAGATAAACTTATTGAAGAAAAAATTGGTCGCAAAGTTCGTTGGGAATTACAATTCTCTAAAACTTCGCCTGCCTTCCAAAATGGCGAATATGATTTCTATTTTAGAGGTGATAGTCTTGGCGTTGATACTATTGGCGATCTTGTTGATACCGCTGAATTGGCTGGGTATATAGCAAGAACTGGAGCATGGTATCAGCTAGAAGATGGCACTAAAGTCCAGGGTAGGGATGGATTAATTAATAGAGTAAAAGAAGATTTAGATCTACAAGAATCATTAAGGAACAAGCTATCAAATGGCTGAACCAAAATTTTCTGTTTACAATGGTAAATTTCCATGTCATACTTGTAAGGAAGAAGTTCTATCATTAAGATTATGGAGAGAAACATTAGAACTTACTTGGATGTGTAGTAAAAAACATTTATCAAAAGCAGCATTAGTTAAAACAAAGAGGGATTATGAGCGAGAAAAACGAAAGTAAAAGGATAGGTGCCAAGCAGCATAAAAACTCTGGTAGAAATACCAAAAAGGGAGATGCTACATGGCGTGATTTTATTGTTGATTTTAAAGAGTCTGCAAAATCTTTTACTATTAATCAAGAAGTATGGGCAAAGGCAGTAACCGACTCAATAAAAGCTGGCACAGATAAATCGCCAGCGATAGTTGTAATACTTGGTGAAGGTAATAAAAAGGTTAGACTTGCTATTATTGAATTTGATTTACTTGATCAGTTAACATGGGAGGCAAAAAATAATGGAACAAAAAGATCAGCATGGGAATAAAACTACCATTGAGATGGTAAATGGGCTATCAGAAATAGCCGACTATATGCAAGATGAGGAGTTAACAACTGCATTAACCTTTATTGCTAAAATTATTATTAAGCCTGATATACCTCTTAATGTTGCAACGGTAGAAATAGTTAGACTACAGGCAATAGCAGCAAAAATGGCTTTTAAGGCTACATGGATGACAAATGTAGATAAGAGTGATAGAAACAAAAAAAATATTTACTATACTGCAGCGGAAGCAATTAATGATCTAGTATCTGCATTGAAATATATAATGCGGTAACTGGTATAATATATAAAAAGGAAACCATGACAAAAAATTTACTAAAACAGATTATGTTTAAGCCAGACAATGGCTTACAAATACTAGATACGCAGGCTTTAATAGATAAAATTAATTCTGGATATGTTGTAAAAAGGGTGCCAAAACATCAAGTTAAAAAAACTTTTGCCCCATCCACATTAGTTTGGAGTCATGGAGAGTGTGCTAGATATTGGTATTTAGCTTTTGAAGGCAATGTTTTTGAGCCTAACGATACTCCTTATGGTGTAGCAAATATGACTTCTGGAACAAAATCTCACGATAGAATTCAGCAAGCTATGCTTGATGCAGAAATTGCTGTTCCATATATTGATGAAGAAGAGACAAAGAAGGCTGGAGAAACTGTTTATACAACAGAGTTTAAAGTTATAAACAATGATCCACCAATATATGGTTACGGCGATGCAATGATTAAATGGGAAGGCGAAGAAATAGTTGGCGAAATTAAAACTATGCCAAGCGATGCCTTTGAATATTTTAAAACATTAGGCAAACCTAAAATTGGACACCTAATGCAATTACTTATTTATATGAAAATTCTTGATAAGCCAAAAGGTGTAATGATATATGAAAATAAAAATAATCATGAGCTTCTGGTTTTTCCTATTCAGGTAAATGATGTATATATTGCTTGGATAAAGAATACTTTTGAATGGCTCCGCACTGTTCGCAAGGCATGGAAAGACAAAACCATTCCTCAAAAAAACTATAGGTCAAACTCTAAAATATGTAAGGGTTGTCCTTTAAAAAATGCATGTGCAATAGCAGAGCCAGGGGTAATTAAGATAGCACCTCTGGAGGCATTAAGTGAAGCAATGTGAAAGATGTGAGAATAGATTTAAGCCTAAAGTAAGTTATCAAATCTACTGTAGTCAAAAATGTAGAGATGATGCTACTAGAGAAAAAATTCATGAAAGATACCAGATAACTCGTCGTCAAAAGCGAAAGGGTAAAATAAGAAACTGTTTAGGCGGATGCGGAACTAAACTTTCCATATATAATGATTCTGGATTTTGTGCAAATTGTAATGTTAGTAAAAAGGCTGTAGATAAACTTTTAAAAGAAGTAAAAGGATACTTTGATTATGAACAAGACTGATCAACCAAGCCATATATGTGCCATTGATGCTAGTACAAATAGTCTTGCTTTTGCATTTTATACATATAAGAATTTGACTGGGTATGGGAAAATTACTTTTAATGGAAATAATATTTATGAAAAAGTTCAAGACGCTACTGCTAAAACAAAAGCCTTGTTTGATCATTATAATATGATTAATGCTATTGTTATTGAGCATACCGTTTTTATGAATTCCCCCAAAACTGCAGCAGATTTAGCTTTAGTTCAAGGTGGTATTCTTGGTGGTGCTGGGCTTGCTAACATTTCTGTAATTGGCAGGGTATCGCCAATAACATGGCAAAACTATCTAGGTAATAAAAAGCTCTCTAAAGAAGAACAATTACAAATTAGATCAGCTAATCCTGGTAAATCATTATCTTGGTATAAATCATATGAGCGTGACTTTAGGAAAAAAAGAACTATTAAACTACTAGAAATAACATATGATAAAAAAATAGATGATTATGATGTAGCGGATGCTGCAGGAATTGGTCATTGGGCCATAAATAACTGGGATAAAGCAGTAAAGTTTGACAAGGAGTAGCCATGGCTGGTAAACTATATACAAATGAAGTATGGCTTAAAAAGCGTTATCATATGGATAAAAAGAGTCCAGAGGATATTGCTAAAGAATGTGGGGTAAGCGTGGAGACAATCTATGTATACCTTGCTAAATTTGGACTAAGGAAGTCAAAACGATGAAAAAGCTTGCTAAGATTTTTTCAGTATTGCTATTAGCATCTTCAATTGGTGTTACTTATACCATTTTAAGTTTTGCTAAATCATTAGAAGAAATAGATTTTTTTGATGAGGATGAAGATGAACAAGAATAAATCAACAAAGTTAGTTACTAGTGTTGATCAGGTAAATCATCCAGAGCACTATACTACAGATCCATCTGGTGTAGAGTGCATTCAGATTACTCGTCATCGTAATTTTAATATTGGAAATGCTTTCAAATATCTTTGGAGAGCAGGTTTAAAAAATGAAGATAAGCATATTGAAGATTTAAAAAAAGCTATGTTTTATATTCAAGATGAAATAAATAGACTAGAGGGAAAATATGAGTGATACAGAAATTGAACTTGTAAAACATCTTGATGAGGTTAATAAGGTTGTTGAAGAATACCTTAAAGGAAATGATCCAACAAAGATTGCTAAGACACTTACATTGCCAAGAACTCGTGTTGTTGCACACCTTAACGAGTGGAAGGCTATGGCATCTGCCAATGATGCTATTAGAGCAAGAGCAAAAGACGCATTAGTAGGAGCTGATGCACACTATACAAAATTAATTCAACAAGCATATGAAGTTATAGATGATGCTACAACTACCGCTAATCTACCTGCTAAAACTGCAGCAATTAAGCTTGTAATGGATATTGAGGCAAGACGAATTGATATGCTGCAAAAAGCGGGATTATTGGAAAATAAAGAGCTAGCTGAAGAAATGGTTGAAATTGAACATAGACAGGAAGTTTTGGTTGGTATTCTTCGTGACATTGCGTCAACGCATCCAGAAGTTCGTGATTTAATTATGCAAAGATTATCTACAATTGCTAGAGAGGGTGAGGTAATCACAGTTGTCCACAATGTTCAATGATTTTCTTGAAGCACTTCAGGATAATCCATTTGAAGAGAATCCAGTAGATGTAAAAACATTTGTTGAGTCTCCAGACTATTTAGGACAGCCACCACTGTCTAATATACAGTATGACATTGTTGAAGCTATGAGTCAGATTTATCGCAAAGAAGATTTACAAATGTTCATGGGCACAGAGTCTGGAGAAAGACATTATACTAAATATACAAAAAATGAAATTATCTTACAGCTTGGAAAAGGCAGCGGAAAAGATTTTACATCAACAGTAGCTTGTGCATATGTTGTTTATAAACTGCTTTGTTTAAAAGATCCTGCTAGATATTATGGTAAACCATCTGGAGATGCTATTGATATTATTAACGTAGCTATTAACGCAGAACAAGCAAAAAATGTTTTCTTTAAAGGATTTAAAACAAAGATTGAAAAATCTCCATGGTTTGCAGGTAAATATGATCCAAAAGTAAACTCTATTGGTTTTAATAAATCAATTACTGTATATTCTGGTCATTCAGAACGAGAATCTCATGAGGGTCTTAACTTATTTATGGCAGTGCTTGATGAAATTTCTGGATTTGCTACAGAGGTGGGAACAGGAAATGATCAAGGCAAGACTGCAGATAACATATATAAAGCGTTTCGTGGCACTGTAGATTCTCGTTTTCCAGATCTTGGCAAAATAGTTTTACTATCATTTCCTCGCTATAATGGTGACTTCATTTCAAAACGGTATGAAGAAGTAATCATGGATAAAGAAGTAATAGAAAGACGACATAAGTTTATTATTAATGAAGAATTGCCAGAGGGTCCAGATAATGAGTTTGAAATAGTATGGGAAGAAGACCATATTAATTCATATAAATATCCTAAAATGTTTGCACTAAAAAGACCTACATGGGAAGTAAATCCTACTAGAAAGATTGATGATTTTAAAATTGCATTTTTAAATGATATGGGTGATGCAATGATGCGTTTCTTATGTACCCCAACATATTCTTCAGATGCTTTTTTTAAACAAAAAGAAAAATTAGAAAAATGTATGACTCTTAGGAACCCTATTGATAATCATAAAAGATTTGATCCAGCTTTTAAACCAGATCCAGAAAAAGTTTACTATATCCACGCTGACCTTGCACAAAAACATGACAAGTGTGCTGTTTCAATTGCACATGTTGAAAGATGGGTAAATGTTCAGGTAATTAAAGATTATAACCAGGTTGCTCCTATAGTTGTTGTGGATGCAGTTGTTTGGTGGGAGCCAAAGGTAGAGGGTCCAGTAAATCTATCTGAAGTTAAAAACTGGATTATTAATCTTCGTAGAGAAGGTTTCAATATTGGTATGGTTACATTTGACCGCTGGCAGTCCTTTGATATTCAGCAGGAATTAAAGGCGGTAGGAATAAGAACAGATACCGTATCAGTTGCTAAAAAACATTATGAAGATTTAGCAATGATGATATATGAAGAAAGAATTGCTATACCTATGATTCCTCTTTTACTAGAAGAAATGTCAGAATTAAAAATAACAGACAATGGTAAAAGGGTAGATCATCCACGTAAAAAATCTAAGGACTTAGCAGATGCCGTTTGTGGGGCGGTATTCGGAGCAATATCACATACAAGTAGAGATTCTAATATAGAAATAGACGTTCATACTTGGAGTTCTGCTAGCCGACTTGCAGAAAAGCAAAGGGCTATGGTAGAATTAGATTCTAAGAAAATTCCTGACGATGTTCAGGAATATCTTGGGGAATATAAATTAATATAAATAATGAATATACAAACAAGGAGAAAAATGAATTCATTTAAGAAGGTAGCTCTTGCTGTGGTTGCAACCATGACATTGGGCACATTGACAGTAATTCCTGCCAATGCAACAAGTGGAACCGCAACTCTAAAGGTTGGCGGATCATCTCTTGGTGCAGGCGTAGGGCTAACGGCTGCTAATCCAGCCTCATTGCCAGTACCAGCAGATAACAGTGTAGACTCTGCTGATGCTTTGCAAATTTCTATTAGTGGTTTGCTTAACAATACAGTAGCAACAGCTACAGCAACAAATGGTCGTATTGTTTCAGCACTTGCCACATCAACTGTTCCAGTAACTGCTTCAAGTGGTTCTTCATCACTTTCGCTAAATACTGGTACAGGAACAACTCTTGATTTTTATGTATTTACAACTCTAGCAACTGATGGTTCTGTATCTGTTTCTATTGCTGGTAATACAACAACATATTATTTTAAGGCTACCGCAGGTGCCCTTAACTCAATTACTTTGACTGCTCCAGCAACTGCTGCTGCAGGAACCAATGAAAAGGTAACAGTAGCAGGATTTGACGTATTTGGAAATCCAAAGGGTGGATCTGTTATTAACCTACAAGTTATTACAACTACATCAACATCAACTGCATTGACTACTGATAGTTCAACAACTGCTACAACAGTTATTGGAACTAAGTCAACTGACATTGTAATTCCAGCATCTGGAACAGTTACGCTAGTTGCTACTGCAACTGTAGCTCCAGCATATCTTGGTCTTACATCGCCTGTAGGTCTTGTAATTAAGACTGTTGCAGTTCGTGATCTCTTGGCAGAACTGAAGGCTGCACAAGATGCACTTGCTGCTGAAAAGGCTGCACGTGCTGCTGATAAGGTTGCTGCTGATACTGCTGCTGCAAAGGCTGCTTCTGATCTTGTAGTAGCTAACGCAGAAATTGCCAAGCTAAAGGCAGAAGCCGTAGTTGCTAAGGTTGCCTCAGATAAGGCTCTTGCTGACTCTGAGAAGGCTCTAGCAGATGCTAAGGTTGCCATGGCTAGCCTGACTGCACAAATTGATTCTCTTAATAAGGCTCTAATTGCCTTGAAGAAGAAATATAATGTTATGGCTAAGAAATATAAGTTCAAGCCTGTAGCATAAAATCTCAATATATGAGATGGGGAGCGGAGAAATCTGCTCCCTTTCTCTTTTGACAGACACTAAATCTTACGGTATACTATATAAGTCAAAGGGGTAAGCATGACTTGTATTGCTGCAATAATAAAAGACGGTAAAGCTTATATGGCTGGTGAAAGAGCCGTTGTAGATGAATCACAACAAATGAAATCAGATATTCCAAAAATATGGAAATCTGGAGACTATTTATTTGGATATTGTGGAACTCTTGAAGGTCAGATAATTCAAAATAATTTTATACCCCCAAAGCCAGAGGGCAATATTGATAAATTTATGCGTGGTAAATTCCTTGAAGAAATTAAAAAGTTTTATGAAAAATGGGGTATGCCAGCAGAAAAAGATTCTGATTTAACATTATTGATATGTGTTAAAGGCAGAATGTATGAACACGAATCAGTCAATTTAACAATGATTTCCTATGACACAAATTTTGCTGCCATAGGTTCTGGATCGGCCTACGCAATGGGTTCTTTACATGCTACCCAAAACTATAAAGATCCAAAGCGTAGGCTGATTTCAGCTTTAGATGCTGCTATTTTATATAGCCCACATTGTTTGTATCCTATTGACTTTTTGAGCAAATAAAGGTATAATTTTAATATGTTTGATGAAGAATTTAGAATTGATACAGAAGTAAAAGAATTTGAAATATGGCTTCAAAATGGGATTGATCGTGGTTGGGTCACTGAGCCATTTTGCAGCACCCATGATGGAGACCCATACATGACTGAGGAAGAGTCTCAGGCATGGGAAGATGGTGGAGATCCATGCATGGTATGTGTTAAGTTGAAACTTGCATAGCTATATGCTATAATAAATATGTACCTGCCAAAAGGGGGTACATAAATGAAACTCGCTGAAAAGGAGAATAAAATGGTAAGTTCATTTGCTATGGATCTTTTCAAAGATCCTTTTTTTATTGGCTTCAATCGTGAATTGGAGCGTTTAAATAATATACACACACATGCAATAAAGCAATCATATCCACCTTATGATATTGTCAAAATTGATGATGATACATATCGTGTATCAGTTGCTGTTGCTGGTTTCTCTAAAGATGATGTAGAGGTTAAAGTTGAAGATGGAACTCTTATTGTTAAGGGTGAAATTGTAACTGATGAAACTGAAGAGAAAGTTATCCACAAGGGTATTGCAACTCGTAAGTTTACTCGTACATTTGCTCTTGGAGAATACATGGAAGTAACTGGTGCTGAGATGAAAGATGGCATGTTACACATTCATGTAGATAGGATTCTTCCAGAAGAGAAGAAACCTAAAACTATTAAGATCAAGTAAAGCGATATAATAGAAGTCCCCGCATGGGCCTTGGGATGGATTAGTTACCCATTTTATAAATCGGGCCATTGTGCTTGAATTCCCATGCGGGGCTTAATAATTATTTGATATAATATTAATTGCTATGACTGAAAAAGAATTAGCACAAAAGACTAAGCAGCAATATAAAAAACGCCTTAGAGAAATTAAAGAGGCAAGTGGATGTGTGGACTGCGGAATTAAAAATCATATTGTTTTAGATTTTGATCATTTAAAAGATAAAAAGTATAATGTTTCAAGAATGATTCATGATGGATTTTCTTGGAAAGCAATATTAAAAGAGATTGCTAAATGTGAAGTTGTATGTGCAAATTGCCATAGAATAAGAACACATTTTAGATTAAGCAAAAAGACAGCTTAATGCTATAATTGATATGTCTAAAGGAGATATTATGGCAGGAAAAAATACTGCAGCTTTATTAATTGAAGTTGCAAAAAAAGAAGTAGGAACTATTGAAGGTCCTAAAGATAATGAAACAAAATATGGAAAGTTTACTGGCGTAAATTTTCAACCATGGTGTGGTAGCTTTGTTATGTGGTGTGCTAACCAGGCTGGAGTAAAGATACCAAACACTGTATCTACAGTTGCTGGTGCACAGGCGTTTAAAAAAATGGGGCGTTGGTTTGATGCCAGAAAAGATGATCCAATTCCAGGGGACATAGTTTACTTTGATTTTCCAGATGACGGGGTAGCAAGAATATCCCATGTAGGAATTGTAGTAAAAAATAATGGCGATGGAACAATAGATACAATTGAAGGAAACACATCTGGTCCTAAAGGTGATCAAAGAAATGGCGGAATGGTTCTTCGTAAAACTCGTGCATATGAGAAAAAGAATGGAAAAGGATTAGTAAATGCAGTTGTTGGATGGGGCAGACCAAACTATGGCGCTGTATATAAAACTGCAGATGCAGCAAAAACAGCATATGAAAAAAAGTCATCTAAAAAGAAAACTGCAGGTGGCGCTGGAAAAACACAACAGGTTAAATAATGCCAAAATATGACTATAAGTGTGGCATATGTTCTACACAAATAGAATTTGAAAGGGGATTTGGAGAAGATAGAGAGCCAACATGTTGTAACACAAACATGATTAGACAATGGGGATCATTTGGTGTACAATTTAAGGGTAGTGGTTTTTATTCAACAGACAACAGAAAGTAGATATAATTAAGATATGAATACTACACTTGAAGAAAGTAGTCCTAAAGAGTATATTTTAAAAGCAGTTGATAGATGTGATAGGTGTAGTGCTCAGGCCTATGTATTAGTAAAAGGATCTACAGGAGAACTAATGTTTTGTGGACACCATTATGAAAAAATTATGAATAATCCAGACTCTTATACTAAAATGATGGCCTTTATGCTTGAAATAGTTGATGAAAGAGATCGTCTAATTGAAAATAGATTAGTTGGAAGTCATAACTAATGTTTACGATCACTGATCTATATACAGAGTTTCCTGATGACAAATATGAAACTTTAACTGATAAAGATTTTAGTGATCAAGATATAGCTTTATTGTTTCAAGACTTTGGACATTTTTATAGACATGATCATATCAATCAAGTAATTGGGAATTGCTCTGGTTATAGTAATCCAACTGAACATAAATGTGAACGACCTTGCGAAATTCCACCAAACAAAGTTGGAATAGACATAAGATCAGATAAGAAAAAAATAGTTATGGCCGTTGGTTTAGGAATGTTTCATGTAGTTACTGATTCTTTTATTTGTTTTTATAGAATTCAGCATTTATTGTCAAATAAAGATGTTCAATTGGTGTTGGATATTGCTAATATAAATAGATATGGAATGAACAGCTTTGTTAATCTTTATGAAAAATTCTTTAATTTAAATAACATTGATTATAAGATTATTGATTCAAATAATTATGATTATGTTTTAGTAAATAACTTTATTTTATATCAAGATTATTCTTCTCAGCTTAAACAAACTGAAAATTCTTTGCTTGACTTTAATCAATTTATACAAGATAATTACGGAAGCGACATTGAACCATTTAGAAAAGTGTATATTGGAAGATCTGAAAAGGATAAAAACGTAATAAACTATTGGCAATCAAATCCAGATCATTCTAATTTTCCAGTTAAAGATCCATTGAAACCAAGAATGGTAAATGAAACAATGCTTGAAGAGTTTTTAAAAGATAATGGTTTTGAGATAGTTATTCCAGAAAATGATTTTGAATCTATTGCAGAACAAATAAAATTTATGACAGAAGTAAAAACTTTAATATCTGTAACATCTTCAGGCATTGCTAATTGTTTATATATGAAAAAAGGAGGCAATGTTATTGAACTAAGAACTAGTTTTAAAACAATGACCCCCGTTGGTGAAAATATATTTAAATTTGGAGAATGTTTACATAACCAATATTCTGCTCTATCTTATTCAATGGATCATAACTACTACATGATACATAATAAAGATCGTGAAGCAGAAAC